GAAAGTTGCACCGCCGAAAGTTGCACCGCCGAAAGTTGCACCGCCGAAAGTTGCACCGCCGAAAGTTGCACCGCCGAAAGTTGCACCGCCGAAAGTTGCACCGACGAAAGCTGCACCGCCGAAAGTTGCACCTAAACGGGTAAGAACCCCCAAACCCGGAGACGTTGTTGATAGTTCTGGCAGCGTGGTTGAACCTACGCTTGACGATCAGATCTCTGAATTTTTGATTTCGGAAAATATTCTTAGTTACGAAGAAGCAACCCTAGAGTCGCCTACTGGAGGGGTTAACCCTAACTTTGAAGCTACGGCAGCAGCAATCAAGAATGTGATAGTAGCGGGATATCCGGTCAAATTCTCCACGAACTATCAGTATGGATTAAAAGGCGTTAAATTTACTACAGATAACTTAAGCAAGCTTAATAAGTTTATCATTGAGCAGATTGACCAACGCTATCCGAAGATCCCCCTACCGGATGCTCCCGGCAACTACACATCAAAGACTTTTTCAGATTCCTCTGGTAACAAACGCACGGTATACTTCCAGAACGATATCCCACATTTCGATAATGACCCAGTTACTGTGAGACTTTTGATCGCTGCTGGGCACACTGTTGTAGTCCCCAATATGTTCTGGGGCAACATCAATAGAGCGATTAAAGTTCAGACCTACGACGTAAAACGAGCCACACGGGTGCTTCGTCTTGATGCTGAGACTTTGATACCTGTAGCCATCGCCACCACCAGTATAAACGTCCCTGCTGGAATCGCATACTACGACTCCGAGTCGTTTGATTACTGGAAGAGTATCTACAGTCTGTTCTGGAACGACAAAGACAAAACCCAAGAGATTGATTTCGGTATCAGTGAGGAAAAAGCCCTCATGTATTATACCGGAAAGGTTGGGAAGATAACCCTTAAAGACTACTTGACCAAAGCAGATAACTTTGTTGGTCAAAAACAACTCTCCCTAAGAAGCTTTCTGCTCATTATCGACAACAACGCTGACCTACTTCGACAAGCAAAAGATGAGATTATCGTTGAAGCATACGGTCGCGCAATACAGGCGTTGATAAGGTCCAAGCTCAAGGGGCATGTAACCAAGTCAGGGGACAAAAACAACTGGGTGATCGGAGAGGGTGCTGTTGATGCCTTCAAAGAGTTCTTGGTGTCCGTTGGGAAAGACCCTAACGAAGTGGCAGGTGCGCTTCGTGAAATGAATTTCGATAAGAACAAAACACCGAAAAACGACGAGTTGTTTCGGAAATATATCGCAAGTATTTTCAAAGGGCTTAATCAACTTGGTTTCGGAGACAGTGATTCCGTTGATAAAATCTCCGACAGGGTTATCGACCGCTACAGGAAGTTCATCAAGAAGTCGAGACTCAGGGAAGCTGTTTCAAATACGATAGCTATCGATAACTTCGCCAGAGTGGCGGATGCTCCTGTTTCGGTTTCGGTTGGCGGCGACTTGACTCGTATGTCCTTTGAAGGATATGCCGAGTTAACTAGTGGTGAAACACCACCTGACGTTGCAATGATGCGTAAAGAAAGCGGGTATTTCATCGATGAAATCTTGAATCTTTCTCCGATAAGCTTACCACCGGGAGCGATTGGAATTGGAGTTCAAGAAATTACCGAACCCCAACGACAGGTGTGGACATCCCCTACAGGGGCTACTCTTTCCGAACCCATTTACTATGGTGGCAATAGGGCATTCATGGTTAGCAGCGTTATTGAATATAGCCCTGCTGAAGGTGCATTGAATCCGGGAGATATCATTACGGAAATCAATGGTGAGCCGACTTCGCGCATTTACTTCTCAGATCTTCCAGAGAAACTTCTCTACGGTAATCCCGGAGAAGAGGTAAACTTGCAGGTTATTCGCTTCGACCAAGCCACGAATAGTTATGCGGGAGGAAGCACTCCAGTAACCCTGACCCGTGTTTCTCAAGCTGCTATTAGCGAGGCAGGTATACCACAGGGAATCAAGGATTTCAGCAACCTTTCTTATTCGGAGATTTCAAAAGCACTTGGTAGGTTGTCCGACGTTGTTGTAGCTACCGCTGATAAATATCCAGAGATTAAGACGGGACTTATCGAGATTTATCGAGGCTTCCTTGGGACAAGCGAGACCTACTTGGATTTGCGTGACAAAACTTCCCGTGAAATTCTAAGCGGTGCGATGGATGTTCTCAATGCTCTTAGCACTGACTCCGATCTAGGGGACTTCCAGCTTTATTCTGATGAATCCCCTGTATCAAAAGAAGCTCTCGATGCGATGGCGTTTTTGAATAAGCTGCGAGGACCGGATCAGAACTTGACCAAGCCACTGTTGCTATTCAGAAACTACCTGCGGGTGATGTATAACTTCTCCAATGGGTCTATTGATGCACCACTTACCGATGCTGAAGAAGTCTTGATCTTAAGACCCGTCGAAGATTTGTTTGAAATGGTTGGGATGCAATTGAATGAAGACAACTTCAACTCGATTGTGAAAGTCCTTTCCATGAAGATTGGTAATGTTATCGGGAAGCGGGTGCAGGACGGTTTTGCGAAGAACTTCGCACGGACTAAAGAGCAGCGTGACGCAGCCGAGCAGCGGAACACTGGAGAAGCCAAAGAACTTGGTCTTGTCAGCGGTGATCCCGAGTCGGTTATCACTGCACTCAATCGGATCGTTGCCGACAACGACTACCCGCTCTACCTCCGCACCACAGCACGGGCGTTGCTTCGTTCGCCGGATCTTATCCGTAATACGAAGATCAACATCTTCAGCAACAACCTCGACTTCGCTGGTAAGTTTGGGACGGATGTCAACGGCAACTATGTTGTAAGCCTCAATCTCCGTGGGTCGAACGGCAAGTCCCTTGCCTCTGTCCTCACCCACGAATACCTCCACGCCCTTACGCACAATGCGCTTAACGATCCTCGCTATGCCAACAATGCGAAGGTCATCGAACTCAAGCGCACCTATGAGGAACTCAAGACCCTCATCGAAGAGAAGGGTCTGACCGACCCAGAGCTTCTCGCAGGGATGGAGCGTGTTGATGAGTTCGTCGCATACATGTTTACTTCGCAGTCCTTCCAGAACGCAATCAAGCGTGTTGGATTCCGCGAAAGCAAAGGATTCTTCAAACGCATCTTGGATACTATCTTGGATATCTTTGGAATCCGCGCAGCCCTCCGTCAGAGCGAGATCTACACACAGATGGTTGATCTCGTTTACTACGCCCCGAACACGGAACCCCGCACGATGGGTCGCTTTAACTCTGGGCTAGCACAGTCGGTCGCGGAAGCGGCAGCGGAGTATAAGGAGAATACGTCAACGGTTGGGGACTTGACCCGACCCGGAACCGTGATCCCTGCACCCAATGCCCAAGCAACGCCTGTGGTGGCAGGAGACCCGAACATGGTCCAAGACCCCCGTGATACCGAACGGCAGCGGGAGCTTGCCCGAACCATGGTCGCACGAATCCGGAGTCTTGGATCTGTCCCCGCCGAAGTCCCCGTGGTTGTTAACTACGGTCTGCCACAAGCAATGGGCATCGATGTCGAGACAGGCAACTTGATCATCAACCCCGACAAGATCGCCTCTGATTTTGTGGGTATCACACAAGATGATGCGGAAGTTGACGTAGCACTGGAGATCGCCCTTGATGAGGAACTGACTCACGTTGCTGACGTTTCCACGATCCCACAAGGGGAGTTCAATCAATTCGCGAACACCATTGCCGACAGTGAGCTTGAGGAAACCGGAGTTAAATACTACAACGATCCTACCTACACGTTGCCGGATCCTGCCGTTGATTCGGACAGATACTTGACGGAACGAAACCTCCTTGTCTCCGAACGTCTGCGCCAGAATGTGCAGGGCATCCTCCTTGGTCAGTCCACGGAAGACATGTTCTTGTTCCTTAGCCGGAACAAGGCTAACAAAGCGGTGTCCATGTTCGCAGAGGCATACTTCAAGCGTGTTGTCGCAGGATACACGATGAAGCGGAATCTGCGTAAGTTCAGCCCCCGCGAGCGTGCGCTCCTCACCAGACTCATCAACGAGCGTAGAAGGCTTGCCCTCAACTACCGTTCGCCAAACCCACACTTGACTGCGGGACTTACCGGAGAAGACTTGGTTAATCAGGTGGAGGCATTCATTGCCCAGCATAACAGTAAAATCGCCCCTGCCCCACCAGAGGAAGACAAACCCGCAGAGGATCCGACCAAGTTCGATCAACAGAACAATCGGTTCACGGTGCAGGACGCGACCTTTGTCAGTCCGACCGACAACACCAAACTCTCTGGTGAGTTCCGTTCGTCTTTCAACCTGCCTCTTGTTACGGGACAAGTGGAGGAGATTGGCAAGCTGCTCGATAGAGGCAGGAACGACGAGGCATATGCCATGGCGGAGACCGCAGTCGCGCACATGCTTTCCGATATTCCGGCTGCGAAGTATACCTTCAAGGTCCAGAGAATCCGTGGAGCGTGGGCAGATCAATCGCAGCCGTCCTTGTCGATGACCTTTGGGACGGACTCAGAGGAGACCCTCACCGCTATCCGCAACCGGATGAACGCTCTTGGTCTCGCCTTCAACCAAGACGAGATCCACGAACTGGAAGTCCTCGATACTCTGCCCGAAGGCGCAGACTACGAGATCGGAGTGATCGATTCCGATGGGTCTCAGATCCAGCCGATGGTTACCATCAACCTAAAGCAATCGATTCCAGCGGCAGCTATCGAGACCTACCGTAGGACATCCGGTATCGAGGGTATGAGCTATGACGATAAGAAGAAAGAGATAATTCTCTACAACCTCGATGGCGACCCGGAACTGTTTGTTCAGAAATTCCAAACAATTGTAAACAACATCAAAAATGACTTCCCGAAAACTATCCGATCTTATACAGAGGGCAATGTCCGAATCCGGCGTAGTGGCAATGCCACGGACGAAGGGCGCGGCATCTTCGCCTATGAAGACAACTATGTTCCTGACAGCAATGCCTATGGGCGCGACTCCGCCGATGAGTTCTTTGCCGCAAGGAATGCCTTTGTCCGAAGCATCCTTACCACAACCGGAGGAAGACTGACCTCACCGATCAACGGGATACAGATGGCAGTCTACAAGAAGACTGCACTTCCCGCTGAGCATAGCTTGCTACTTTTCGATACTGCTACCGACTTTGACAACCTACCGTTGGACGACTCCGCTAACCCAACGGTGCTGAAAGCATATGAAGCTTTGGTCAAGGATCTTGATCGGGCTTACAAGAGCATCGTAAACAAGAAGCTGAAGATCCAGCTTACCGATGGTAAACCCTATGGGTCTCAGGATGAACTCATGTCCGACCTGACCACAGGGGTGTTGAAGATCCAGCGCACCAACCCGGATAGCTTTACGACTCCGGACATTGCGAAGAAGCACCCGCTCCTCCGCGCCACCAACTACACAGGGATGCTTGTCGGTGAAGACGGAGCCGAAACTGTCGAGGCGACCCTGCTTAGTAACGACCTGCTCCGGGTGCTTCACACTTTCTCTACCTACGGTGTATCCGGTCCCGTGTCTCAAGAAGGTTCGTACCAGTTCATGGCTGCTATGATGAGCAAGCCGGAAGCAGTGTGGGCCTTGAGTGGAGAGATCCGTGGGCAGTATGCTTGGCATATCTATGGACCCCATGCCCGTAAGCAGAACGGTGACTTGCTCCGCCCGGATGAAGTGGGGTATGTTCGTGGACCAGATCGTAGGTGGTCTGAGCAGAAGCTTGCCCTACTCCCGATCAAGGATGCTTTGACAGGGAATGCTGTTATCGATGACAAGCTCCGTAAATTTGCCAAGGATCTTGAGAGTGCCGCACCAGCACCGACCGTGCTTCCTGCACCCAGTGCCTCGCGATTCGGTGGAGGGAATCTTATCCCTGTTGTTGATAGGTTCGCCCCCGGCGTTGTGAAGGAGCGTGGTTTTGGGGGGAGATCACGGTCGGTCCTTGTGGAGATGCCTATCGATGAGTTTTTGAAGTATCCGACTCCGTTGGATAAAGAATCCCGCCAAGATGCCAGAGATTCTTTTAACAATGGAATTGGTTGGGATGATATCCCGAACCTTAAGATTGACGATACGGACATCAATAATGTCCGGGTTACAGGACATGAAGGCAGACACAGGGCACTTGTTCTAAAAGAGGCTGGGTATGTAACCATGCCTGTTGAGATTCGTAGCACCTTGATTCGTTGGTCTGAGCAGAGTAACCCCCAAGCATCCGACTATACAGAATACATCCCTACTCAAGTATTATCCGAAGATGGTAAGCGAATGCTGCCCTATCCAGCGGATAGGAATTCATATCAGAACCAACAAGCTGTCTTTAATAGGTTGTCCTCACCACAAGTGGTCGGGGGTGGTATCCTTCCTGCACCCAGTGCCTCGCGATTCGGAGCCATATCCGGTATCCCGAATGCTGTATCGGCAGATACGACTGACTACTCTGGGTTCACTGAGTTGTTCACCATGCCAGCCTTTGAAGTTGGCACATACAGAAGCCCTTCGTCTACCTTGGGGAAAGTATTCTATGGATCATACGACACCCGCATCAAGCGACTGCTGAACATCAACAATAGTCTTGAGCGTGCAGGTCTCGACATGATGGAACGCTTCAAGAAGCGTATCGACCTAATCGTTAAAAAGGAGTTCGATGGAGATCCTTCGCAGGTTGTAGGTCTTATGAACCGCGCATCCGGCACGACTCAGACAACCTTCAGCGATAATGCGTGGAACGCGATCAACGACAAGTATGACAAGCAGATCGAAGAGATCGGGACTCCTGCCCGACCCTACGATCAGGTTGAATACGATGACATGATCACTGCGCTTACCGTGTCGAACCCGACTGTCCAAGCAGCGGTCATTGATAAGATGGCGCGGAGAGAACTCTACTCCTTGGAGGTGAACAGAGTTGAGGCAACGAGAACCGCTGAGATCAACGCGGAGCGTAAGAAGATCAATGATGCAGTCAGGTTGGATCGTGACGCAGCCTTCATCGAGCTTCGCAACATCTCGCCCAAGCTCGCCAAGGCAGTCGCTGACCTGCGCCAGATCATCGATGAGATCTCCCGTAAAGCGTCGAAGGAAACAGGGATCAAGAACCCCGCTCTTTCGGTCATCATCGAGGACAACCTTGGGATCTACGTCACCCGTGCTTATCAGTTCTTTGAAGATGCTGGATACGCGGACATCGTGATGAGTCCCGATGCTCAGGCTAGTTCAGCGATTGACCCAAGGGTTATCGATGCTGCGGACGATTACTTCCGGAACGAGTTCCTCAAGTATGAAGTCAAACGACTCCAGAAGAATGACCTCACACTGACCAAGAGTCAGGCGGAAGCAGAAGCAGAGTATCGTTACCGGACCAGTTCGCATAAGCACGGCATGTCCCCTGCCATTGCAGCACGGATCGAGTTCCTTTCCCGCTATCGTCCGGGTGGCGCATCCGACCGCATGGCAGTAAACCAAGACGTTGTGGACGTTGTGGATGCTTCCCTCAAACGTAGGAAAGATATCCCGCTGGTTCTGCGGAATCTGCTGGGTGAGCGCACTGGAGACGACGGTATCTACAATCTGATCAGGACACTTGGTGTAGTCACGCGGGTGACATCCAGTCAAGCGATGGTCAACACCATCCACAACATCGCTACCACGGGTCCGAACAAGTGGGTCTACGGTCCCGATGAGGTTGGGGTGGGTGACGGGCAGATTCGTCGCGGAACTCTCAACGCAAAAGGTTACACCGCAATTTCCAACAAGGTGGGTAGTTCGCCCTTCAGCGCACTCCAAGGATACTTCGCCCCTAAAGAATTCGTTGAGGCTATGGAGCAATCCGCGAGCGAAGCATCAAGGAGATATGCCGCAGCAGCAAGTGAGGCGACAATCGAAAAGGCACTGGGGTGGTTTAAGTATCTCACCGGGGCTGTCATGGGTTGGAAGACCTTGTGGTCTGTTGCTCACTTTGGGCGGAACGTCTTGGGTCAGTCGATGATGGCTATCCATCAGGGTAGGCCACACCTTATCTTTACATCTGCTAAACCACTACTTATGGAGGAAGGACCACGGGTTCTGCTTAGAACTTTGGGGATGGATGTAGATGAAGAGACCTTCGCCAGACGCATCAAGCTTGTCGGTCTTGGTGTCTTGGAGGATAACGTCCGCACCAACACGTTCCGGCAGTTGGTCGCAGGTCAGCGAACCATCGATGATGTCCAAGGGGAGATGCGTATGCTCTTCGACAAAGTTACCAAGAACAAGGTCGTTGGGTTTCTAGGCGACGTTCAGAACAGACTCGCAGAGTTGGAAGGTGCGACCGAAGACTTTATGAAGGTAGCGGTTTTCAGAGATACTCTGTCCGTCCTTACCAAGGCGCGGGACTCTGGCGAAGGTGGTTTCAAGGGAGTGGAGTTCGCCAAGATGACGGACAACGATCTTGAGCGACTAGCCGCAGACATGACTCAAGAGACCATGCCAGCATACTCGCGGACCACTCCGCTGGTGAAGGCATTCACCAAGTCAAACGCAGGAGATCTTGTGGCCCCCTTCATCCGGTATTGGTCTGAGATGATCCGTGTTACTGCGAGATCTCCGGTCCTTGCCTTGGAGGAGATTAGGTCAGGGAATCCGGTCATGCAGAAGCGGGGTGTCCAGCGTTTGGTTGGGTCCGCTACAGCACATGCGATCTCTGCATTTGCCGCAGAAGCAATCACCTCATGGTTCTCCGATGTGGATGACGAGGAGGAAGAAACTCTGCGGGAAGGCACGCAGTCTTATCTACAAAACCACGCCCTCGCTTACTACCGTGATGCTGTGGATGGTGTTCTATACCAGCTTGATATATCCTTCCTAAACCCGCTATCAGTGGTGGGGGATCCGATCAAGGCAGGATACGACAAGATGATCAAGGGTGACTTCTATGGTGGTATGTCAGCAATGCTTGGAACCGCACTGGAGGATACGATCTTGAATCCCCAGATTCTATTCGGTGCGGTTAAGAATGCTGTGGAGAATAGGAATGCAACGACTGGCGAACCTATATACATCGAGGGTGTTGATGCTGGCAGGGAAGCTGCATATAAGCAGATCAGTTATGTGGCGAGTAAGATCGCCCCGACCCTTGTGATCAGCACGTATAGGATTTATAAAGCTATGACTGCTGACGGTCCTGTTGAGGATGAATACTCTGCTGAAGCTGCGTTGAGGCAACTGGTCCTTCCTGCTCGCCCAACTCCCGTGGACGTAGAGCGGACCATGAGAAACATTACGAGAGTCACGAAAGATCAATTGAGTCAAGTAGCTTCGGCTCAGTATAGAGTCACTACACGAAAACTTACGAGTGATGAGGATGCCCGAGAGATGTATAGGGACACAGTCGAAGACACAAGGGGTATCCTGTCTAGGCTTTACAAGCACGGGGTAGCCTTAAGCTCACTGGGGGTTCCCAACGAGATCTTGTATGGCGGGATATCCGACACCATCGGAAAGGGAAAAACCGACATGCTTTACTCAGGGTTCATGGCTGCTCCAGAGATACCAGAAGGGGTGGTAGAATCACTACTCCGATCCGACCGTAAAGAGGGTATTGGTCCTAGACTATTAAAAGCCCTCTACGGAGAAAGGGAGAACACCCCCGACTTCCTATCGGTCAAGTGACCGTTATATCGGGACACGAAAAAGCCCCCGCTCAGAACAATCGTCTGAGCGGGGGCGTGGGTGGTAGGGTCAGTTCATTATGTGTTGCTGCGGATCCTCGTCCGCGATGATCCGGTTTATCTCCGAGAACAACTCCGAAGTATACTTTTCTCTAGCTTCCGGAGCGTGAACATGGGGTGCGATACAAGCGAGGCAGAACCTGTTCAGCGCACTGAATGACTCCAGCTTTGAACACCGCACTGAGATGTCAGGGAGGAATGCGATAGCCCCCCAACGTCCGTGACGGTATCCGATCTTGATGTCGATTGAAACGGGGAACTCCCCTTTGATTTCGTGTAGGTATTTAATCATTTTATCTTGTTGTTTATCTTGTCGTTTATTTGTTGGTGGTCTGGTTAGAACAACCAGTCCGCTAGTGCGATGGCGATTAACTGCCAGAGGCATACTCCGAAGAACACCATAACCTGTATCGGGAATCCTAAAGGTTCCTTCATCCGATCAGGTCATCGAGGTTAATGCCCGTGTCCAGCATGGCGAACAAGGCATCGTAAGCTTTCTTCATGTCCGTTGTCTGATGAGTCAAGTCGATCATCATGATGTGTCCGTCATAGGTTGGGAAACTTTCCCTGTATACTTCACACAACATAGCCCATTGGTTGAGGGTCATCGAAGTGTGATCAGACTTCCAGACACAGAAGGTGACCTCCGTGTCTGTTGGTGTTCCCACCAGAGATCCAGCTACCATCAGCCCCAACCCCCGAAGGAGATCGAACCGCTGGTCGATTGCCTTGTCGATCTCATCGTCATCCATGCCGAGAGATCCAGCGTCTTTACCGAAGAACAGAATACCTGCTGTCATTTTTAAGTGTATGTTATTTGTTTGAGTTGTCTATCACTTACGGTTCATCACAACGACCTCGCCGAAGGGATACTTGGTGTATCCTCCGGACCAGTCCAACCACATCACTGGATACTCAGGCATCACGATCCGTTTGAGATCATCGGAGTCTCCATCGGTCATGTAGATGAGACCCTCGCATTGAGGCACGGACTCCGCGACCCAGTCGAACCCCGGCTTGAGGCAAGTGCCACCACCGTAGTTGAGTTTAGCCGGGACCGATTCACCGGGGAATAACTCCCAAGTTTTGCCGATGTTGGTGGTGGTCTCAGCGAGGACAACCGACTCAGGCTTGAGTTCGTCAAGGAACCACTGCACCTCGCCCAGCATCTCCTCCACTGACGCGACAGGCACTGACCAGCTTACGTCGAAGAGGATCACAACCGACCCCATCTTCTTACGCCCACGCCCAGCGCAGACCAGACCCGTGCTGGTGTAGATCGGAGCATTGAAGGGCTTGAGCCAGCCCTCCTCGACCCGCGCCTTGAACCAGTTGCGGACGAGATAGTGCCAGTCGCCCTGCTGCGGTCTCGCACGCTGCTCGATGGCAGCGGTGACTCCACCCATGGACCCTTCGCTACACCCTGCTGCTTCGTTGATCTGCTGTTGCAGCATCGCATCCTCTGCGGCTTGCTCGATCTTGTTGGACACCTCATCGAGGGTCTCACCGGGATCGACATCGGGCTTGCGGGTATCCGCAGACCCAGTGCCTACCCAGTCCTTACCGAGGATATCAGCATCGGACTTACCAGCACCACCGTCACCGGAGTCACCGTCCCCATCACCGTCCCCGTCCCCGTCCCCATCACCGTCATCATCGGAGTCGGAGTCACCGGAGTCAGGCTTGGACTTGGACTTCTTGGGCTTGGACTTCTTAGGCTTGGAGTCACCGTCATCGGAGTCACCGTCATCATCGGAGTCACCGTCATCATCGGAGTCGGAGTCACCGTCATCGGAGTCACCGGAGTCACCTGACATACCGTCACCGGGATCATCGTCACCCTGCTGACCGGGAGCCACGTTGATCGGAGGTTGCTGCTGTTGCTTCCGACTCTGGGCGAGCAGCACTTGATAGAGGGACTCAGCCGAGTGGTCACCCGCCAGCTTGGGATCGTCCAGCACCCCATCGATGAGCGGGAATGGATCGAATGACAAGCCATGCTTCGCCCGTGCTTCCTTGTTGATGATGCGGATGATCGCGTTGATCACATAGTCCGCAGACTGGTTGAACGTGTTATGGTCTGCGAGCTTGGCTCCACGCACCCCATGGTTGAAGATGGCATGGAGGCATTCATGCAAAAACAGGAACGCCGTGAGACCCACAGGGTCACTGGTCTTCTTGAGTTTCTCCAACCCGTCCCGGTTGAGATACATCTTCAACCCATCGGTCGCCCCGTAGGTGGTGAAGCTGCACCACTCCCAGATCAGACCCAATGCCCGGATGAAGGCGAAGGGTGCATACTTCTGTAGACGCCTCAAAGCCTGAGCCTCGATGCTGTTTCCTTGCGTTGTCACTTCTATTTTATTCATGTCTTTTGTTTTGTTGGTTTAGTTATCAGATACCAAGGTCACTGAGCGTTGACTCGATGGCGGCGCGACCTGCCTTGACCGACTCGATAGCAGCAGCCCGTTGAGCCGACTCTCCTGCGACCACGTAGTCACCCACTGGCAGGGTCTGGTCGAGCCTGTCACAGAGGGCATCGATCTCCTCGACACGGAACCAGTTGCGCTCGCGGATCGACAGGACACGGTCACGGAGGTTGTCGAACCGTGCGCCCTTAATCCTCTTCGCATCAGTCCACTGAGCCACTGAGCCATCGATGTAGTCCAACACATCTTCCAGATCACGGGTGAGGTTCTCGGTGTAGAACTCAGTGAACTGACGCTCCGACTCGATGCGGGTGCGGGTCGCGACCTCCTCGCCGAGGACGGCAAGAGTTTCCTGACTGAGGGGGGAGAACCCATCCAGCCACCTGATGCTGAAGGTCAGTTTTCTGATGTAGTCATCCGCAGTGGGCCAAACTAGGTTGTTGATGCCAACCAGTCCAGCAAGGTTCGCCTTGGCGGTATCCACGATGTCCCCCCACTGATCGCGGATGCGGTTGTGGAGGACAACCAACGTCCCCTTGAGCTTGTCCTCCCCATCCTTGACGAGGGGGATGTTCTTGGCGGGGATGATGATCGTCCCCTCGATGGAGGTGGGTGTGCCACTATACTTACGGCTCGTCTTGAGTTCCGTGCGGAACCCTTCGATGGCTGAGAGGCACTCGCCCACTGCGTTCCCCTTGCGGGGGATCATCGATGCCGTGATCTTGAAGGCGCGACGATCCGCACCACTTGACATCGCTATCTGTTCCTTCGTCTCCTTGAGGGAGAGCGTAGGGATCTGACGCGCCCCACTGAAGACAAGGGTGGAGAGCGAGGTGATTTCCATATTCAGTTTCATATCTTATCTAGTTTTCTATCCGGCTAGTTTAGGTTGACCCTCCGCCGCACCGGGGACGGTTGGGAGGGGAGGTGTTGATCCACCTATGCCACCACCTTAGCCCATCGGTGGGCTAAGGTGGCAGGGGAGGGGGATCACGCAGTCATCCAAGCCTTGACCCGCGCATCGGAGGTCAGGGACAGGAGCGGGTCACGGGAACCCAGATCAACGAGGTAGTCGCGCACCTCTTTGGAGCCACGATTATCAAGGGCGACCAACACCCGTTCGATGTAGGGGGCGAGACCACCTGCCAGTGCGAAGTAGGAGGGCGACTCCGCCGCACGGGACTGGTTCCTCGTCAAGCGGTGCGCTGCCACTGCCGTGCAGAACTCCGCCTGTTTTGCAGTAGGCAGTGAGGCGTGACCTGCCAGCACATTCTTGGCAGTGTCGATGTGCTTTGCCAGTGTCTGCGAGAACGCATAGCTGGCGGGTCCGGTGTTGGGTCCGAGGATACCTTGCAGCAGAAGCTGCATGACCTGCGGGTTGTCCCTATACTCAAAGTCAGGGTGAGTCGCCCTGCAAGCACCCTCATGTCCTCGCGGGGTGGGGTAGGGAACCCCATCCCAAGGGGTGACAGGGGCAGGGGACCAGTGACGCTCCACCTCTTGGGCATGGGTGGAGAACTTCAAGAACTTCGCATGATCCGACTCCCCAAGGATCGCACCCCGATCCGGCTCCGGGAAGGAACCAGACCGTGATGCGTTGCCGGAACCACCGTTCGCCCAGTCCATCCAGAAGTCGAGATCAGGCTCGACTAGGATGGTCACGCATCGTGTCACCATTGGCGCGGACAGCACCCGCACACTGGTGCTGTGCTTCCGCTGGTTCCCGGTGATGACTGGCAAGACTCGCTTGCCGAGACGGTGTGTCCCGATCTTCGCGCCCTCACTATCAGCATCAAAGATGCCGTGGAACTCCGCGATGACTTCGTCCCCAGCGTTGGGGAGTTCGTCAATAGCGAACAGTGTGGGTTCGTCCCATGTTGGGAGATCCTCCGGGCAGGAGAATCTCATGGCTCCGGTCGAGGCATCGGGGATGCCATAACCGATGACCTCCTGTGGGCCTTTGCCCACAGGGTTGAGCTTGTGGTATCTGGTGCAGCCGCACAAAGCCTGTGCGGTCTTGGTCAATGCGGTCTTACCGACTCCCGGCGCACCGAGGAGCAAAGGAGTGAGACCGCAGAGGTGGGAAGCACGGATCATGTCCGCGACGAGGGCAGTAGGGGTAGTATTCATATCTTATCTTTTGTTTTATCCGGCAGGTTTGGTTGGTTGACCCTCCGCCGCACCGGGACGGTTGAGAGGGTAGGTGTTGAGCCACCTGTGCTACCACCTTAGCCCATCGGTGGGCTAAGGTGGCAGGGGAGGGGGATCAGGCGACAGTAATCCAGTCGAAACGGAAGTCAGGGTGTCCTTCTTTCTTGGACATGATCGCGACCGAGTTAGTGTCACCATCCCATTCGTAGTTGTCAGGATCAACGTCACCATAGTGTCCGTTCTCCATCATCCAAGCGTGCATGTCACAACCCATGACATCCTGCCCTTCGCAGGTAACGAAGACATCAACGAGGGTCTCCACCCCCTCATCGAATCGGAAGAGATGCCACGCGAACTCAGAGTTGTCGCGATACCAATGGAACTTAGCCTCGTCGTTGATGCTCTCGACAGCATCGTTGAACTCCTCTTCCGAGAAGGGGAATGTGAGGGCGATAGGTCCAACCTCGACATCGGAACCCTCCACGATGCTGCCGATCATCAAGGCAGTGACGTTGAGGGGATCGAAACCCACCGGGGGAGTATCCTCGTAGTAAACTTCAGACCCATCTCTCAGCACGGCAGTAGTCCACGGACCACATTCGATAGCCTTGTAAAGAGATCGTCCGAATTGATAGAGGTTATCACTACCGAAGGACTTCAACAACTTGGGGAACGAACTGTGTTTTTTCATATCTTTATCTTGTCTTTCATCCGGCAGGTTTGGTTGGTTGACCCTCCGCCGCACCGGGACGGTTGGGAGGGGAGGGCGGTAAACCCATGCCGCACCGGGGATCGGACCCCGGTGCGGGTTGGAGCTACCACATGTAGCAGACTTTTAATTAAGGTCAATTCTTTTTGGTGATGCTGTAGAGGTGCGTCACCTTCCGTCGATCTCGCCCCCGGCACGGGTCAAGGTCAACGAGGACCAGTCCCGTAGGGGCAAGGAGCAGGGCATGACCCGTCACCCTCACCAACACTCCGACAAAGGCAGGGTCATGGATGGGGGTGGTCCTGAGCCATCGACAGAGGGTCGAGACCTCCCGTCCGAGGAACGGGGGGTTCCTGATCCATGTCACATGATACAGGGTTCGGGATGCACGAACGATATCGGCTACAGTGTGGAGGTAGCGGACTCTGTGGGTAACTCCTAGGTAGTCGGTGATCGCGACCGCACAGGAGTTCCGGCGTGGGTCCACCCCATTGCTGGAGCGGACCAGTCGATGCCTATCTGGGGTCATTTGGTTGGATGAGGATCTCCTTCCCGGTGATGACCGCATACTTCGCGGAGTGGATGGGTTCCCCCGATCCTACTATCTGGAAGGAGGGCATCGTGTATGGGTTGTAGGTGACTACGGTGGTGGGGTTGATCGGGTCTCCAGTTACGAGGACCAACTCACCTTCGATGAAGGCGTGGACGTTCTTCCGCTTCTCCCGTAGCACCCGTTGCCTCCCTGACTCAGACACCTTGAACCGGATGTTATGGAGCGCGACTTGGGCAGCATGCCGCCATAGCCTCCACCCTTTAGGGGTCTTGTGCTGCACCGACAACTGATCACGGTGCAGGTTAAAGTAGACTCTCACTTTCATGGTTATGGGAAGATGAGGTTGAGGATACTGTCTACGGACATCACGGCGATGAGTCCGAGTCCGATTACGATGGCTTCAATGATGTGCTTTAGCATACTTATCTATTCTTCTATTGGTTTGTTTGTTTAGTTGGGCGACTTACCCCTGCTGCCCACTTAGTGCAAGCTTGCACTAAATGGGCAGGGTGGGGTGCTTCACATTAGGCACTCATCTCATCCGCGATGCGGCGGAAGGCATCCGCTACCTTGCGGCGGAGCAAGGCATCGATCTTGGAATCGATGTCGATGCCATCGACGATGCGGTCGATGATTTCACTTTCATCTACCTCGTAGTTCTCCACGATGCGATCCGTGACATCGTCCTCATCGATGCTGATACCACTTGTGAGATCATCGATGATGCGGTCTTCGATTTCGCTGCAATCGGAGATGTTACTCTTCACATACTTTGTGATGTCATCCTCCACGTTGGTGACATCGAAGTTGTCTGCCACATCCCGCACGATCTGGTCGCTGATGCCGTCAAGGTCCATCCCGTTATACATGATGTAGCTCATCACATCGTCCTGTGACAGGTCACGTGAGACATCATCCGCCAGACTCTGGCAGATCTCTTCGGTATTGATTTGATCTGACAGGGATCGTACCGCATGGGCCTTGATGCTTTCGATCAAGGTTCCGGGATCAGGGATCAGGATCTTGACGATCCCGGTGATGGCACGGGTGCGGAGGTTGGTGATGGTGGTGGTGATGGTGTTCTTGATGTTCTTCATATCTATTCTTCTTTTGTTTTGTTGGTTTGTTTAGTTGGGCGACTCGCCCCTGCTACCCATTTAGTGCAAGCTTGCACTAAATGGGCAGGGTGGGGTGCTTCACGGGTGTGCTGCTAATCGGGCATCAACTAGCAGCAAATTAGCAGGGGTTACAGGGTGACGGTCTCCGCCTTGATCTGGACGGTGAAGCCCAGTGCCTTGAGGGCATCGATGTCATGCCTGTCGATGGTGACCTTCTTGGTCAGGGTGCTGACCGCACGGGCGGTATCGGGGTCGTTGATGTAATACATCAAGTTTCCGTAGTTGCTTTTGGTGTGGACGTAGATCGTCATGGGGTGTTGGGGTTGGGGGATCAGACAGAGACGGTGTGGATGCGGGTTGACCCATTGATCCGCTTGCAATCCATCGTGCAAGTGGTGTCAGGGAGTAGTGACAACCGTTTCGCCAGCATAAACGCGGCGATTGAGTGGAGGTGGTCATCGCTATGCCTCCACGGCACTGTGTCACACAGACCATATGGCACGCTATACGTGACACGTGATGTCTCACAGGATGCGACGATGTTCCCCTTTTTCTTAGTGGTCTTGATCATATCTATTCTATTCTTCTATTGGTTTAGTTTAGTTGGGCGACTCGCCCCTGCTACCCTTAGCCCACGGATGGGCTAAGGGCAGGGTGGGGTGCTTCACGGGTGTGCTGCTAATTGGGTAGCAACTAGCAGCAAATTAGCTATCAGTGTTGGGGATACAGGATCAGGGTCCGCCCACCTTGCGAGCAAAGCGTGCAACCACCCTTGCCGGAACCACACTTGATCTTGACGGGTCTCCTAAGAATCGTGGATGCGATGGCGGGGCAGACGCTCGCACCGGGATTGGCACGGGCAATCTCTTGGGCCTTGGCGAGGCGATCCCGCTTCGTCTTCCCGTCATACACGATGCGGGATGCGGGATCACCGGAGGCGAGGGAATCCATGGCGCGTTGGTCAGACTGTGCGGACTCCCTGACCACAAGGGTCAGGTCATATGCTTTGGCAATGTCACGGAACCGCTCCGCCTTCTCCCGCGTTTCCACAGGGAAGTGAACCGGGACACCGGGAGGAAACGCCCGGACCAATCGCACGAAGGCAGCTTCCTCCGCAAGGGTGAGTTCACGATCCGGCACGGAGCCGAAGGTAGAGAATCGAATCCACGGGACCATGGTCCCCCTTGCAGATAGTCGCGCTATCTCTTCACGGTATGCATCGCAGAGCGGGGCAAACCCGTGGAGTCTTTTCCGTTCACCCGAGGTTTGGATGGACGGCTTCATCTTTTCGGTATGCACTGCGTAGCAGACATTCTTGATGAGTGCCTCGCAGGTGGGTGAGCAATTCACCCCGCCGGATTCGGCGAAGTTAAGGGAGACAGCACCGGGGAGTGCCTTGCTGAATTCACCGAGTTTTGGTTTCCAGTTTTTCATATCTTCTTTTCTTTTGTTTTGTTGTATCCGGCAAGCTGTGTTGAACCTTCGCACCGCACCGGGACGGTGCGAAGGGTAGGTGATGCACCTCTGCTACCCATTTAGCAAACGTTTGCTAAATGGGCAGGGTGGGGTGGGTCACAGGGTCACGCGTGAGGGAAACCTCCGTCTCCTAGAAGGACTCCAAGGTCGATGCCTCCGTTCTCAGCGATGAATTGCTCCACCTTGTGAACGGGAACGTAGGCGTAGATGCCCCCATTAGACTCCCCATACTCTTCAAAGTAGGGCGGAGCGTCTCCACCTTGGATGAATCCAACTTCACATTCCGAGTAAGCTTGAGAGCAATCCTCCCGAGGTTCTGAGTAAACGAAGGAGTTCGCTTGAACGGAGAAGGAAACTCCGTTTTTGCACACAAGGCGACGGTTCAATTGGCGGGTCAATTTCATATGGTATTCTATTCTTCTATCCGGCAAGTTTGGTTTGGTTCCTGCATCATGACACCGGGATCATGATGCAGGGTGCGGGGATCATTCCCCCTCCCATCCACTTAGTGCAAGCTTGCACTAAATGGGCGGGAGGGGAAACCCTGCTTAGTGCAAGCTTGCACTAAGCAGGGATCCGGGTGCGGGGATCAGGCAAGATCGGCCACGGTGATGCCGTGCTCTTCCATCATCGCCTTGATCTTGGCGAGCGCTTTATCCTTTGAGCTAGCCTTGACAGTCCCGGATCGCTCCTTGCGCTTCGCACCGTCTTTGTTCGTGGACTCAAAACCAGAATCCCGGAGCCATCGGTTTAGAATGGATTGTGAGCGAATCTCGCTACCGTCCTCCGTGTTAGTGTTCCACTTCTTAAGTGACTTAAGAGCTGAATCACGAGAAACGCCAGACTCCCTTGCGGCCACGAGTAGCTCTTTGATGCAATCGGACAAGTAAACGAGCTGATTGTCTCCCTCGCGAATGGAGATGAAAAGGTTACAAAGTTGCTCGTTCATTTGTGCGTTCATTTGTTTGTTCATAGTAGTGTCTTTCTTTTCTTTGTTTTTGTTATGTCAGTTAGTGCAACCTTGCACTACCCTGATCTATACCCTTACGGGAAAGTGACCTAAAACCCTCCCCTCTCTTATATAGGGGAACCATGCACCCCCTCCCCTCTCTTATATAGGGGAACCATGCACCCTGTCCCCCGGACCCAGAACCATGAACCACTGTTCAAGAGACCACGCCACGGGTGGGTGCGGCAGCTTTGCTGCGCGCGCGTATACATATATACCTCCAAAGGAAAAAAATTTGACTCCTGCACCGGACCCGCTACCATGACCCATGACTCAGGAATCAGGAGACAAGGACAGCTACTACGCCCGTAACCGCAAGGATCGTCTGGCTTATCAAAAGGAATACTATTGGAGAAACAAAGACAAGATCCTAGAAAAGGAGCGTGAAAGGAAAAAAGTTGACGACGAATACAAGGAGCGAAAACGGGTATATAATGAACACTACTTCGCCACCCATAGGGTTCAGATTTATGAACAGCGGAAGCGCAGGGGTTCAAAATCTGCCCTCATGTATTCAAAAAGCAGGGTCAAGGAACCAGAGGGGGTTCAAAAAAATGAACAGGGTTCAAAACTAGCCCCAAACTAGAACTATAAAATACTCATAGCCACTACACACAAACCGACCCCCCCAGTTTAAAAGTCCCCGTAGGGGGTGGGTTACGCTTATACGTATAAGCGTAACCCAGTATTTAGAAAAGACTTTTTATGTAGGGGGGGTAAAAAACAAAATATTCACTGACAGCAAGAAACAAAAATGAATACTGATCTGCAAAAAACAAAAATCCACGGACTGCCGGGGTATTATCTGACCGATGACGACTTTGTTTTCTCGGACTACTCCAACCGCAAGTTGAGTCGTCGTTGGATCCATCGGGAGTGGCATACGGCTTTGCGAATGCCGGGAGGTCGCCTTCGCATCATGCCCCACTCCGCCCTGCGTGATCCGAAGTTCAACCCAGACAAGTTCCAGCGCACCCCCTACCCACCTGCTGACTCGCGACCGATCCCCGGATTCTCCGCATACGTCATTACCCACTGGGGGGCTGTCTGGCGCGTCACGCCCTACCGCAACAACCGATGGGGGAAGCGCACCCCCTTCGCTCTGTCGGAGATCGAACACCACGGTAGTCGCTACTATCGCATGACTGGGGACAACGGGAAGCTGCGGAGCATCCGCGCCCAGAAGTTGCTGGAGCAAGTCTGGGACGACAAATGAGCTTTGACTTTGTATTTGACTCGCTTACTGTCACATATGCTTAACAAGAAGCCCACGGAGGTCGATGCGCTCGATCTGGCAAACCTTGACGAAAAAGGTAAGCCAGTCGAGACGAGGCTTAGAGACGTAGCCAGTGCCTTGAGCATTTATGCCACGCTCCGGAAAGCTGACGAGAAGTCAGCGATCAATCGCGCCCGTATCGATGCAATGTTCGACGGAGCCGCGCCCTACAACGGGGACAAGCTTGTCGCCACAGGGCAGTCGCTCAAGACCAACCTCAACTTCGGTGAGTCCCAGCGGTTGCTCGACATCTCGCTCTCCGCCTACGTTGACCTCTACTCCAGCTTGGAGACCCTCGTAGAAGTGCGCGGGACGCAGGGCGAGGCGAGCGAGATCAAACCGATGGAGGATGTGGTCGCCGATGAGTTGACCCACCTCATGCGTTCATGGCCAGAGTTCCACAGCAGCTACCTGCGCCTCTGCACCATGTTCATCAAACACGGAGTGGGGATTGCCTACTTCGATTCCCCAGAGGACTGGCGTTTCCGGGTGGGCGGGTTCACTGACATCTTGATCCCCCGGCAGACTCCTGCGTCGGAGAATGCCATCGACATCGCAGTCGGTCGCCGGGATTATCTTGTCCATGAACTATTCCACTTTATCCGGAACGAGAAGGCTGCTGCGGCAGTTGGGTGGAACGTGGACGAGGTAAAGCGAGTCATCAAACACAACGTCAAGACCACGGGGCGGGGACACCTTGGCAGTGGGTCGCTCTTCACCGACTACGAAGCGGTCCAGTCGGAACTGAAGAACAACGACCTCTACACCGGAATCCAGAACCCTCAGATTCCAGTCCTGCACTTTTGGATCCGCGAGATGGATGGCACAGTCTCGCACTACATCTGCGCGGAGGACAGCCCGAAGGAATTCCTCTACAAGAAGGTCAGTCGCTTTGAGTCGCCGGAACAGGCATACGTCTTGTTCACCTATGGGGTAGGGACCAACGGAACCTACCACAGCATCCGTGGTCTCGGTCAGCGCATCTTTGCTCACATCCAGACGAGCAACAGGCTGCGCTGCCAGATGATCGATGGAGCGATGCTGGGCAGTGCGGTGATGATCCAGCCGGAAACGCAACGCGCCATGGACGAGTTGCAGTTCACCTACTACGGAGCCTACGCGATCCTTTCGCCGGGAGTGAACATCGTGGAGAAGGCTATCCCGAACCTTGGCAACTCTGTGCGCCCAGCCTTGGATGACCTTACCCAACAGTTGCAACTGAACACGGATACGGTGTCCACGTATGGGTCGAATCAGAGTTCACCTTACAGGAATCAGATGCAGGTTGTCGCGGACATGGATGTCTCGACCCGTTTGTCCGGTTCCTCGCTCAATCTTTTCTACACCAGTTGGACCCGACTCCTTCGCGAAGTTGTGCGTCGTGTAGTCGTTGCCAAGAAGAATGACCCCGCCATCAAGGAGTTCTTCCGCCGATGTGCAGACCGGGGAGTCCCAGAAGCGTTCATCAAGACCCTTGACCTTGCGAAGACCCGTGCGGTTCGTTCTATCGGCAGCGGCAGTTACGCTAACCGTCTAGTTGCCCTCCGTGAGTTGCAAGGCATCTCAGGGCAGTTTGATGAGATCGGTCGCCGCAACCTTACCCGCGACATCGTAGCGACCCGTGTGGGCCATGACCTCGCCAACAGGTATGTCCCGGCGAACGAGGAACCCCGTCCGTCCATCGATGTCAAGATCGCCTTCCTTGAGAACCAGCAGTTGAACCAAGGGCAACCTATCCCGGTCATCGGATCGGAGATGCACGGCACGCACCTCCAGTTGCACGTTCCTGCGCTCAACCAGTTGATCGAGGCGTTGAACACGGGTCAGGCAGACCCGATGCAGTCACTCGGTCCTATCCAAGCTTTTTATCAGCACGTTACCGACACGCTCCAGTTCGCTGGACAGGATCCTGCCTTGCAGGGTGCTACTGCCAGTGCCAAGCAAGTTCTACAATATGCGGAGGAAGTCATCAACAACACGATGAAGTCGCTGGAAAAAATGCAGCGTGACGCAGCCCAGAACCCAGAGGCACAGGGTGCAGGAACCCCGGCACAGGAATCAGGTGCTGCGCCCATGGACATCAAGATGCAGCAAGCCCAGATCCAGATGGATATCGCACGGCAAAAAGCTGAACTGGACATGGAGCTTAAGCAGCGCAAGTTTGAGCAGGAACAAGCAATGCGTGATGCAGAAGCTGCGCTAAAGTTCCGCGAGAACATGGGTGGTTGAAGAATTTATGAACAAAGCAAAAGTCCCCGTAGACATCGAAAAGTGGTTCGCGAATCAGGTAGCGGTTGAGGAACTCAGTAACATCTTGAAGTCGGACGCTTTTCAGCAAGCGGTCGCTACCTTGAAAGAAGCCTCTGGTCCCTCCTACTCCAGTCTTTCGCAAAGCACGGAACAGAACAACATGCGCTACGCATGGTATGCCGGATACCGGGATGCTTTCGCGGATCTGGAGAAGCTGACCAAGTTCCGCAGCAGCAAGTCCCAGAACCTTTCCGAAGAGTGGGGTCACATCGACCTTAACAACTGATAGACAAATAACATGACTGAAGCACCAACACTAGAAGCACCCGTCGAAGCACCCGCCATCGACAGCCTACCCAACGCAGTTCCCGCAGAAGACGGATTCTCCTCTGCGGTGGACCGTGCGTTCGGTAGCCTTGAGGCGGTAATGGAGGCTCCTACGAGACCCAGCAAGACCAGCGAAGTTCAAAATACCGTCGAGCCGGGGAACGAAGAGACCGACTTTGGGAATGAATCACAAGCAGCCCCTGTAGGTGAAGAATACCCGGAGGACCAACTCGATGCCGATATTGACGATTGGACCCCGAAGGCTGCAAAGCGATTCAAGCAACTCAAGGACGAGCGCAAGCAATACCGTTCTGAGATCGATGAACTTCGCCAGAAGACTCGGGAATACGAGACGCAGTTGCAGGAACTCAGCGGCATGGAGTCCGTTGACGAACTGAAGGGTAAGCTCGCAGAATACGAGCAGGAGCGGATGTTCTACAACTTGCAGAACACCGATGCCTACAGGCAGGTTGTGGATACCCCCTTGCGGGATACCATTTCCCGTATCGAGGCACTGGGTCAACAGTATGGGCTGAATGTTGAAGGGATCATCGAGATCGCCTCAGAGGAGACTCCGACCCATGAAGTCCGCTTCAATCCGGACGGCACAACTTACATCCCCAAGGATGTCCGGTTGGAGGAACTGGTGTCCTCCGCCCCTCTTCGCGTTCAAGCGGAGTTGCTCAACTACGTGCAGCGGGTTGACCAGATCTTCGACCGTCAGGCGGAACTCTACCAGAACGTCGAGGAAGCACTGAACGAGGCTCAGTATCTGGAGCAGGAGAAGCTCAAGCACGAAGCGTCGAAGGCTGCGGAGCAGCGGAAAGCGGTGACGCAGAACGTCATTGGTCGCCTTGAGGAAAAGCTTCCGTTCCTCAAAGGGATCGAAGGGCTTGACCTTGGTATGGTCGAGAAGAAGGTCAGCAGCATGAATCCTTACTCGATGCACCTTGTGGACCAGCAATACAATGCTGTCGTCGCACAGGTCTTCCCGAACCTCATCAAGGATTACGTCTCCCTGCAAAAGGAACTCGACCTCTTGACCGACCGTCTCAGCGAATACGAGGATGCGGAGCCGGGATCGAAGAATGCGTCGAATGGTCGCTCCGCCCCGTTCAAGGGATCCTCTGGAGCTACGGAAGGAAACTTCATCGACCGTGTCAACGCAGCCCTCGGGTCTCTCTGAGTCCCGGTAGATCAACCCTAAACCTGCCAGTATGTTGGGGGAAACTCCACATACTGGCATTTTATTTATCTGAAATATACCATTGACTGTTATCGGCAACTGTGGTTAACTTATCCATATTACCGTCCCTGTGCAGGTTGCTCTAGCCATCAAATAGTTTTAGCACGGGTCCAGTAACCAACTTTTAGATCGTCCAACAGACTCGGTTGCTCTAGCCATAAGTAGTTCTAGGAAAGTCGCGGACAAAGAAACGGTTGTGCTTACAATCATTTTTTACCCCCAACCAACCTTAACTTTTTATTGATATGGCTACTTTTGATCTCGCAACTGGCATTTCTGCCGTCAACACGATCCTTGCTGAAGAAGCAAACCGGATCAACCAAGACATTTACAACCGGACGCTCCACACTTCCCCGTGGCTCGATCTGATGAAGCAATCGACCTTCCCTGACGGGATGGGTTATCAACTGACCACGTTGATCTATGATCGGGCTGTCCCGACCACGGACTCTGCTGGTAATACGGCTGGCGTTACTTGGTCCGCTCTTGGGACGCTTAACGGTGGTGCTAACAACTTCACTACCTCGGACCTCAACCAGCCCCTCAAGGATGCTGCGGATGATATCCAAGGTGGTCGTGGCACTGGTAGCTCGGACAAGCGTTCCTACATCCGGTTCAGCAAGCAACTGAAGAATTACTCCATCGACCGTGCGGTTATCGAATCGCCCCGGATCTCGCTGGAAGACCTCCGCTTTGCCGTCCACCGTCAGGAACAGCTTCGTGCTGTTATGGACTCCATGACCGAAGCCGTCCGGTATACGTGGGAAAACCGCTACCGCGATGAATTCGCCAAGGTGTGTGATAGCTACGTTGGTGCAGTTACCACTGGCACTGCGATCCAAAGCGGGTTTGAAGGTGACGCGATCACTGGAACCCTTGACCTTGGTGATGGCACTCCCGCCGCATTCACCGTCCCGACTGCGAACATCTCTAACGCGATCCTTGACAAGGTCTACTTCAACATGATCCGCAAGGGTTGTGGTTCCGAAGCTTATGGTCGTGAGAACGGTCGCCCTGTCTTCGGTCTGGTGTGTTCCTCGGAAGCGTCTTACCAACTCTTCACGGAGTCCGGTTTCCGCGACGACGTTCGATACAACAACAGCAAGGTCAGCGAGCTTATTGCCCCGCTTGGTATCGAGAAGTCGTTCCGTGGTTTCTACCACCTGATCGATGACCTCGCCCCGCGTTTCACGCTCGGCAGCACGGACCAACTTACCCGTGTTATGCCTTACACGGTAACCAGCGGTGTCACCACTCAGACTGCTGCTTACGAGACCGCTCCTTACGAGGCTGCGTTCGTCATCCACCCCCATGTGTGCGAATCCCAGATCCCGAACCCCTTCTCCGGGGCTAGCGGTATCAGCTTCAATCCCGTCAACTATCGTGGCGACTTCAAGTGGACCAACATCCCGAACGAAGTCACCAACGCCGATGGGACTATCGGATTCTTCCGTGGTATCCTCGCCAGTGCGATCAAGCCGATCAAGACCGACTTCGGTTACGTGGTCATCTTCAAGCGCACGGAGAACACTCCCGGAGCCTAATTAAAAGCCCACCCCGGATCCGCAATGGGTCTGGGGTGGGTTTTCGGCAACCTACACACATCCATACCATGCCCACTCTTGACGACGCACCTATCGTTGAAGTCCTCCTTGGAACCACTAGCCTACTCGCTGGGGATACTACCAGTGCTACGCTGATTGCCCGTGGAGACCTCGTCCAAGTCTTTGATAGCTCTGAGCAGAAGCCGAAGACGATCACGGTCCAAGAGCTTGGAAAAGCTTTCGGACTCACCTTTAGCTCTAGTAGCTCTAGCTCTAGCTCTAGCTCCAGTGCCTGATAATCCCTCGGTCAGTAGCATGTAAAGCCTCCGATGCCCCCATACCCTGCTACTGGTATGGGGGCATCGCTACATATAACCCTTTGTTGTTATGGCAGATTCTTACACTACCTTTCGCAATAGCCCTAGAGAATACGCTTTCAAGGACACCACTCGCTTGATGCCTTCGGCGGACAACCCTAAAGAATACACTTTTAGGGACGACTCCAGATTTATGCCTAACGCAACTGGTTACTTTAAAGACACCACTCGCGTAATGCCCACTGCCGATGAAGAGGATGAAGATCCTTTTTCTGAAGCAGAGTATGCAGCAGCAGATGCTGCGGAGGCTGAGATTGTAGCTCGACGCAACCTTCGCCGGGATGACTCAGAAAAATTGAAGGCTCTTGTTAAGAAGAAGGCTACTCCTGATATGGGCTACGAACGTCTGTCTATTGACGACGAATACTCTGAGCCATTAGTTGAGCGGCAAACGAATCGCGAACCTATTAATTATGAGGATGCCGTTGACCAGCGTCTTGAGGAACTTACGGTAAATGATTCTCCATATCCCAATATGGATCAAGCTAGGTCATTTGGTGCTATTCAATCGGCTAAGAAACTGCGAGCTGAAGATGAGTATAAAGCTGCTGAAGCTAGGAGACAGATGGAAGTAGAAGAGGGCAACGAAGAAGCCCCCTCTTATAATCCTGACGAGCTTACGGGAGATTTTCGTAAGATCATGGGGTCTTCTTTCGACCCCAAGTCTAGTGTAGACGCACAGAAAATGGATGTGCTTCTTCAGTTTAAACAGCAGTATCCTGAGCTTTCCACGAACGCACTTGCCTTGAAAATTTACCGATCCGGCGCACTATGAACGAATGTTGTGGACCAATGCCTGACATGAAGGATCTGGAGATGGCTAAACAGCAACTCCAGAATCTTCATGCTAACGTCATGGACATCCTTGAACACATGGAGGAGTGCCCTACTTGCCCCCTGCTTAGTCAGGCGTGGGTCCAGTCCAAGCTCACCTTGTCCAATGCTTACGTAGATTCCGTTCGGGACTACGTGGTCAATAGCCACGCAGACGGTCCCGGATCCCTTAAGTCCATGAAGAAAAGTGGAGTCTATGAGGAAGAAGGCAAAGAGTATGGAGAAGAGGATGACGAAGAATCCATGCAACCCGGAGGGTTTCTCGTTGCCATTGAACGTGGAATGAAGAAGTATTAGCCATGACTAGCGTAACTGATAAACAATCTTTCGGTCAGGGTGGTGCTTTGTTTGGGCACACTACTGATAAACTATTCACGGGTCAGTTCTGTATGATCCATGTGATCACAGCAGCGAAGTTTAAAACTTTTACGTGGTCTGGGCTTAACGTCACTGCTGAAACAGGAGGTGACCCAATCCACAATGCCACCAGTGGTTCGGCACATTCGTTCCCGGCAGGATCCATTATCTACGGGCAGATCTCTTCGTTTACCCTGCACAGTGGTGCTGTTATGGCGTATTACTCCGTGCATAGCTAACCTCTCCATGAGCTGGTCCCAAGCAATCGATCAAGTCAAACCGGAGTTGCTGCGGTGGGCAGTCAACTACTTCGGACTCGCTATCGTCCTTGGTGCAGTGTCTTGGATGCTGTGGGGTGAATACACGAAGCAGGTCGAGGCTAGGTTTGCTACCATCGACCGGGAGCTTAATGCTTATCAGTCCCGTATTGTCTTCCTTGAAGAAGACGCGAGGCATCGGAGGGAGATTGAAATCGAGGAGCAAAAGCAGAGGGCTAGCTTATTCTCTTCCATCGAGGATCACCTTAGATCACTTGTGAACAAGTGATTCTGTTAACACTTGAAACTTCTCAAGTTTTATTGTAGGTATCGAGATGCCACGCATCCTCGCCTACACTGTCTCAGACCGTAATTTCTTCACAGGAACCTTGGCTGCGGTCAACTCGTTCCTGTATTACAACAAAGAGTTGGGTGCTGATATTGTCGTCGCTAACAGTGGCGAATACAACGAACCACTGTCAGAGGCTCAGATTGAGATGCTGACCAAAGCTGGGGCGAAAGTCATGCCCCACACGGACTTTGCTGCTGAAGGTAGAGTCCTTGGCGCGTGGCAGTTGAAGGCTTATGGTCCCTCCGATCTAGCCGACAAGTATGATCTGGTCATTGGGTTTGACTCGGATTTGATGTTCTGTTCAAGCGTAGCAGACGTTGTCAATGAGAGTCTAGCCACCGGATTGATTATGGGCGGGCGTGATGGAGATGGGGCTATCTACGACGAACGATTTACGCCTTATGGAATCGAACCTAGCCCCACAAGAACAACATACATGTCTACCGCATGTTACTTCCTACCTGTTACGGAAGTTAGCCAGAGGATTCTTCAGTTATGGTCGATTAGGAGTAACACTGCTGCATACGGCCCACAAGATGAAAAAGTATACCATGGGCATGGAGACCAAGGAGTCTTGAACGCGACTCTGTATGCGGAGACAAAGCACACCAATGTCAAATTGTTAGACAACAACACATGGACCCAGCACTGGACCTTTGAGTCGGATGTTGTCCAGTGGGACGGTGAGTCACTCTGGAACTACTCATCAAACAGCAAGATGAGGACTCTCCACTGCGGTGGGTCTAGTAAATTCTGGACCAAGGAGTGTTCTGAGAAACGGGAGACAGTAGGGGGTAGTCAGAGATGGATCTATGCCCACTTTCTTAGGATGGTATTCCTTGCTGGACCTGCGTGGGACAAAGATCCCGCGATGGTTCTCCCAGATAATCAACACCACCTTCTGGCGGATTTTATCAACTACCATCAGTTGATCCGTGTCATGGAGCCGGATTTCCGCCAACTCTACGAAGAGAAGCTACATTGGCAGTGGTTGAGTAGATTGTGTGCGGTTGTAGACCAACATCGCATGATGACTTTGTGTGGGGACGGATCAATGGATCGCTACATCGAACTGGTGAAGACACTTCCAGATAAGTCCCTTATCGTAGAAGCGGGGAGTTATATCGGGGGTTCTATTGTCACACTTGCCGCAGCCTTGATTGCCCGTGGTCATACGATCTGGTCTGCCGAATCTTTTACCGGGAATCTTGACAACACCGTAGACGGGTGGCCTTTGCCAACACTTAAGAAGTATGTGCATAATACCAAAGCGAACCTTCCGTTCCTTAATATCAATATTGCCCAGCTTCCCGGTCAGTTTGCTATATCCCTGTTTGAAGATGAGTCCATCGACTTTATGTTCATTGATGGGGACCACAGCACGGAAGCAGTCCTTAGAGATATTGAGATGTGGTTGCCCAAGGTTAAAAAAGGAGGTATTCTTGCGGGGGACGACATCGGGTGGGTCTCTGTTAAACAAGCGGTTGAACAGAAATTTGGATCAAACTACGTTGAAAAACAGTCCGTCTGGCACACCATCAAGCCGCATACACTTTAAAATTAGATCATGCCCGTAACTCCAAAAAACCAACCCGCACCGAAAAGACAACGTGTCTTGACGTTCGTGAGTCCGGATGTCGCGGACATTCTTTTCTACGAGACGGTAGATACACAACGTATTGGGGCGGACATCCCTGAGTATGGCACACCGCACCCGGACTCGATCAGGTGGCCACACCATGAATTGGTTTATGTGCAACAGGATGGTCAAGATGGTCAGCTTTATAAGTTCTACTATGCCGCTCGTCGCGAGGATCAAGATGCTTACAACTACGAGCTTAGAGACGGCTCAGAGCTAGTGCGAACCTACATAATTAAGAGAGCGGACTACCCTGCGGGACTTCCTGTTCCTGCTGGTGGGACTGTTGATGCGACGTTTACGGGTTATGGATTCGTAGGGGACTCTATTCAGACTGTCGAAGAACCTCTTTCTAGTGTTTACATCGCAGTGCAACGCCGCTACATCATTCCAGAAGTTACTGAAACCGTGTATGATCCAAACATTGAATCAAATGTGAAGACCATCAAGACAGTGGTATCTAGTAATTATGATCTAGTTGCGAATAATAAAATCAGCGGTCCCGGAGAAACTTTTGAAGTTCGCCACGGCAATAAGTTCCATGATATTTTGATCAGGCAGACCGTTAAAAATGCACAAGGTGAAGTTCCTAACAGAGCTTTGGACATAATCTACTCTGCTCAGAAATATGATGCCATTCCTCAACGATTGGACAGTGTTGTGTTTGCTTTCGTGTCTTCTTTCGTTTCCGGGATCGATACGACTGGCAACGCCCGTGGGCAATATGCGGAGGACAATACTGCGGAGTTTGCGGTTACCGCTCCTAGCAGTGGTCCATTTAAGACAAAGACAGAAAGAACTGTCACAGCTAGTCCAGAGGGATTGATCGATTCAATTTTGGCTTCTGCTAACTTCTTACCCAGACCTAAACGCGAAGACGTATCGATCAAATATGCAGCTTACTCGTTTAGTCCCCCCACCGCTCAAGCAGCCGCAAGGCAATACACACTACCTACAGCAATCCACGGGGTTGTTCCTGTTACATCCACAGGCACTATTAACGGGACTACAGTAACTCCTTCTGGGTTGATTATTAACCGAAGCACGACCCCATCTAGCCTCTCTGCCACCCCCGGATTTGTTGGATCGGACCTCGTTGGGACTTACTTGATCGATGTCAATATCCGTAGAACAAGTCTGGACTTGTTCATCGTTGAAGCTACGAGCCTTATTCTAAATGGAGTTTACCCTCCCACCTCTAGCTCTAGCTCTAGCTCTAGCTCTAGATCTAGCTCTAGCTCTAGATCTAGCTCTAGCTCTAGATCTAGCTCTTTATAGGGTGGTAACTTCCCTCCAGTTTTAGCTCAGGCGCATAATTTAATTACCAATGAACGGTCAAGGAACAGACACAGGAGAACAGTCTTTTCGTAAACTTTACACGATTAATGTGCCCCCACAAAATGCAGACATTCTGTTTACCGCTATACCCTCTGTAGCGTGGGCGGATACCTCTATTCAAGACTTCCAACCACAAGGGACTTACCTTGCAAAAGAAGGTGTCCCGAATGTAGATCCTTCTTGGTCAAGTTTAGCTAGTAACAGTAGCAGTATTACAGTTATTAGTAGCACTAACCCTAACCCTAGCTCTAGCTCTGAGTCTAGCTCTAGCTCTAGCTCTAGCTATAGCTCTAGCTCTAGCTATAGTTATAGCTCTAGCTCTAGCTCTAGCTCTAGCTCTAGCTCTAGATCTAGCTCTAGCTCTAGCTCTGAGTCTAGCTCTGAGTCTAGCTCTGAGTATAGCTCTGAGTATAGCTCTGAGTATAGCTCTGAGTATAGCTCTGAGTATAGCTCTGAGTATAGCTCTGATTCTAGCTCTAGCGGTGAACTGACCACTTGGACCTGCGAAACAGGACTTTACCCTGCTACTGGTAATTATCAAATAGCTGTAACGGTCCCTCCGGGTTATATTAATTCCGGCCAATCGGTATTTTGCTACACAGATACCCCGCCGTAATTATAGCGGGGCTGTAAGGTGAGCCTCCACACGGGACCATTTATCCGGGTCTATGACCTTATAAGACCCGCCGACCAGATACTTGAAGACTGCCGTGACCACACTCGCGGGGGTGATCATTTCCATGCATTTCGGTGTATGAGTTCCAACAGAGGATATGGTAGGAGCCGCGCACAGGCTATTATCTTTGTCACTGCCGTCGTTCAACGCTACGGTGCGGGACTTCCAGCACCCTCCGGTTTGGCAGCAGGGGAGCATTCCGACAGTGTGCATGAACTGGTGAGACGGATAATGCTCCCACGCAACGGGTTCCCTGCCTCCTGCAACGACGATACAAGCCCTGTTCGTAGGGTTACCTTCCTTTGCCGGGACAGCCGCAGCAAGGTGCATGAGGCTGGTTACAGGACACACGATCCCTTGGGAGTGGTGGACCAACCGGATCAACTGTCTGACATCGGTCTTACCTCGTAGATCGATCACCCCGTCAAGCTGGGGGTGGTGGTGGTCCTTTTCACCCACATGCACGAACAAGACTTTCCCGCGCAGTTCATCCACCACCTTTTGGTAATGGTGATGCCCCCACCATTTGCAGGTATAGTCGAACTTCCCGCCGGATACGATGATCCAGAAAGGGGCATCGAAACCTACGATTTCATGCACTTGGCTAACCCACTTCTTCTCATCATCAGTCAGGTGGATATCCCCTTTGAACTCTGTGATGGGGATATCCACCCCTAACGTATCTGACAAGAACTCATGGTAAGCCTCGATGAAGTGCCGGGGGCGTTGATTGCTTTTATGGATTGCAGGATACTCCAAATTAATTTCCTCTGCCTCCGGATCGTGTTCGATGTAGGGGTTGTGGTCAAAAACTTGCGCACAAGATCCCGTATATCCAGTTAGGAACTTACCCGGATGAGCTTTATGCAAATCACGGATAGCCGCAGAACAAACGACGACATCCCCAAGGCTCAGGTTGTTCCTTAACAAAAGTTTTCTCATAAGACTCTGTTCTTGAATATTCTCTTTACTGATCTAGACTTTACCATGGCTCAATTTGTCTCAGCCTTAAGCTCGTCCCTTTCTGGCTACATACCTCCGGGGGATGGCTTTGTCAATTATTTGAACATGGCTCTCCCACGACTTTATAGTCTGGGCTACTGGCGCGACCTTGTGTTTGAATACACCATCTCTACAGACACAAACTACTTCTACATCCCACGGGAAGCGGAGTCTGTAATGTCTGCCGTTATAGAGGGCTACCCTGTTGATCTGAACGCTCGATGGCAGGACTACAAAACCAGCGGTCGCTATGAGGATAGTCCAAACTACCTGTATGGTGCAGTGGATGACGGGCTACACCCAACCAAGTTTGAGTTTGATGGGACCACCAAGTATCAACTAAAGGTGGTCCCCGTCACGCCGGAAGTCGTTTTGCCAACCTATGGGGCGGTATACGTGACCTACGTAAAATCGGACTCGCAGAAGGTAATCCACAAGTTTCAGTTAGATGGGAGTGCTTCCATACAGACTGCGTTTACTGATGCCAACAAAGTTGTTGATGTTGAGTTGGTCCGCTTTGAAGGCTTAACGGCTATGGTAGATGTCCAGTTAGTTTCGGGAGCCACCAGTTTTTCCTTAGCAGAAGGTCGCGGGGATGAAATCGCTCGCTATCGCTGGTATCGTTTTGCAAACCCCAATAGCGATGAGAAGCACGTTGTTCTTTTGCTTAAGCGAAAGTTCAACACGCTGCTCTTCAACACGGACATCGTTTACCTTTCCAACATCAACGCTATCAAACACGCTTTGCTTGGTATCGTTGCTGAAGATAACGCTGACATGGAGCGTTCTGCGTTTCATTGGGGAACTTGCAAACAGTTGCTCGATGAGGAGAAGGATGCCTTCAATGGCATGGCTCGACCCAAAGTCCAACTGGACCCGATGGGCAAATCAGGACATAGTCTTTACAACATGATGTGAGTCATGTTACACCCAACAAATAATATGGAAAAAATCAAATCCCGTAAGCTGTGGGCTGCTGTCATCGGCACGACCCTGATCACGTTCGGAACTCAAGTCGGACTTACCCCCGAGATGTCCCAGTGGATCGCTACGATCATCACCGGATACATCGTCGGTCAAGGCATCGCTGATGCTGGCAAGAAATTCTAATTCCGATAACCCGAAACTGGTATTCCCATGAACGACATCAAGGAAATCCAGACTCGACTTAAAGTCCACGGGTTCGATCCCGGACCCGTGGACGGCAAGCTCAGTCTCCTTACCTCTTCTGCTATTGTAGCATTTAAGGTTTTCAAGGGTCTCAGTCCACGGGATTACGTGGGTCCGATCACGATGGCGGAACTCCGAAAGGAACCCTCCGACCGTGTTGCCCCACCCTCTGTCGCCGATGAACCTATCTGGCTCCGTCGCGCACGGCAAGAGATCGGGGTTTCTGAGATCGCCGGGAAGCAACACAGTAAGCGGGTGCTGTCCTATTGGGAGTTGGCAAAACTGTCGTTCCGGGACGACGAGACCCCTTGGTGTGCTGGCTATGTCAATGCGATGTTGGAAGACGTTGATATCAAAGGCACACGTTCCGGCATGGCGCGGAGCTTTGAAAGATGGGGTCAACCCTGTGGTCCGCTCAAGGGAGCCATCGTTGTGTTCTGGCGCGGGTCGCGGAACTCTTCCACGGGTCACGTTGGTTTCCTGACTGGGAAAGACCAATATGGTAACCTGATGATTCTTGGCGGTAACCAAGGTGATGCCGTAAACATTAAGCCTTTCCTTCAATCCCGTGTGGTTGGGTATCGGTGGCCCAGCGGATTCAACCTCGATGGATCCCCGGCTGAAGTTGTTCAGAGTGACGGGCAGGTTTCGACAAACGAAGCATGAAGACCAAGAGCAAACAGCAAGTGCGGTATCTCTTGTCCAAGGGGTCTCCCCTCCGCAAGACTCAGATCGAAAAGCTTCGTAAGGAGCTTCATTCCGGAGAGGTCAAAATCAAGAAATGAAATCTGAGTCACGGGTCAACGAAGCGGGGAATTACACCAAGCCCTCCATGCGTAAGCAATTGTTCAACCAGATCAAAGGTGGGAGCAAAGGCGGCAAACCGGGGCAGTGGTCTGCGAGAAAAGCCCAGCTACTCGCGCTCCGCTACAAACAATCAGGCGGAGGGTATACCGATTAACCATGGCCCTCCGTGCTTCACAGAAATCGTTGAAGAGTTGGACCGACCAGAAATGGAGGACCAAGAGCGGTAAGCCTTCGACCCAAGGCCCAGAGGCTACGGGAGAACGCTACTTACCTGAGAAAGCAATCGGAGCTTTGTCCGATGCGGAGTATCAAAGGACTTCGGCAGCGAAGCGGGAGGGCATGAAAAAGGGGCAGCAATTTGTCGCGCAACCCAGAAAGATCGCTGACAAAGTGCGCCCCTATCGCAGCCGGAAAGCTGCCATCAAGGATGCTCGCAAGAGTTAGTCCCACTCTGCCATCACACGATAGGCATTGAGATCACCTACGATCTCCTCGATTTCCTTTGCGTGTCTTTGCTCAACTACGACATGGGTCGCCCATGCGTAGATAACTCCGAATGCCATGCCGAAACACATCCCGGCAACAAGTCCATAGTTTGTCATATTAGTGTAGGTTTTTGATGATATCGAAGCGTTCTTCAATTCCGATTGTCCAGACCTTACCGCCACCACTTCCTGTGGAGCGGACTGGACGTAGCTTGGTGTTGGATTTATAAGCCTCCTCCATGGCAGCAATCCCGCGACGAACGAATTCAAGGTTCGCGGACTGCCCCACATGGCGACCGTTGTTGTATTCCTGCACCAAGACTTGGAACTGAGTAACTGTCCCAGTCCACTCGTTCATTGAAGTGTTAACCCCACGGCAGTGAACTGCAAAGAACTCAACCAGTTCCGCAATGGACGAACGGCTGGAGTTGTCATACGCGGCAGACGCAATGGACTCATCGATGTAGCTTTCAATCCCGAAACGGGAGTAGACTTCGATGTCCTGTGGGACAGCCCAGTCCAAGATGTATTTGGCGAAGTGGGGGAGTTCCTTGTCGATGATGTCCTCAAGGATGTTATTCGATGGGAAGTTACTGGTAGCAGCATCGCTGATCCGCAAGGCGAGCAGCTTGTCCCGGTTGGAACTATCGAGCGCAGGGATAACTGACAGACTGTTAGCATCCATGTTCAACGACAAGATAACCCGCCCCGTCCAAGGGATCGACACGGCATCAACGTATTTGGCGTGATACTCGATGCGCGGGTTTGCTACGGCACGCTTGATAAGCTCCGTTGCTCGTCGCTGATCTTGGAACGATGCAGCGGATACCGTGTCATCGATCACCCATGCAGCGACCCGTGCGAGATCCTTGTTAAACTTCGTTTGCCCGGACAGGTATTCGGAAGCGTCTGCAAGCCCACCAACCATCGCGGAGATAACCTTGTTGGACAGGAGTGACTTCCCCTTGTTGGTAGGTCCAACCAACAACAGTGCCTGTCCTTGGGAAAACTTACGGTTGAGGACAGCTTGGTAGAATCGTTTGATCCAAGCAAACAGGTAGTCGGTCGCAGGTCTGGGACCGTTGGCTCCATACGCAGGGACGAACATCTGACCCAGCCACGCATTCATAAACGGCCAAAGCGCAGGGTCTCCGTCGTCAGCAGGTTCGACAGGCTCGATGGATGCCGAGTTGAGAATCCGGTGACCGTTGTGTTCGACAATGCGGTCTGCGGAGAACACGACCGGGGCGATCTCATCCACGCGATTGTGGTTGGAGATTGCCAGCACTGCTTGCTCGATTTCCGTAAGGACTTGGTTCTTCTTCGGTTTGGAAGAAAAGTTAGCTGCCTTCAACTCAAGCAATAGTTGGTCCTTGGGGATAATCACGGAGCTACCGTTGAGGAGCTTGAAGAAGCTCTTCCCGTTGAACCAGTATTCATCAAGGACGATTCCGATCTTCTTACGCTCATACTGCTCGATGAACTTCTTGCCCAAGATTTCGCGCCATGAGACGAATCCTTTTCCGGCCCGATCACTGTAACAGATCATCCCGTCTTCAGCGACCTGACAACCATCACGGTTGATTCCATCGTCAATCCAGAACAACGGACCACGCGCACCAACCTCGAAATCGCCATGCCATCGACCGGGGTATTGAGCCTCGATCTCTGCCGCGACAACATCCATGGGGACTGTTGTATCAGTCGATGTTGGGGGGCGTGTCCCAGCAACTTTTACAAGAGCGGTGTAGATGAGGTCACCGGGGACTACGGACCCCATCTTTGTCCAGTCGGATCCGATCTCGTAATACTGAGTCGATTTGTAGCTGCATTCGTCAAACCCAGCCAACGCTTTCGGAGCCTTGAGGCTACGTGCAAGTTCCCGGATGAAGGCATCATACATGTTTGGGTCGATTGGAAGCGGCTCTTCAAACTCCCAGATCATGCGGATATATCCGCTGAACGTCTTGGTGATCCAAGTAGGAGCGACCGGGAGTGCTGCGTTGATGATGTCTTTGACGGAGACCCAGTCAACCGGGGCATCAAAGTCCGCGATAAACCCCCCCACCTTGTTCACAGGATTCTTGGCAGAGACCCGCTTGCGCGGGGAGTCGCCTTCACAATAGCTGATGAAAGCGTGCTTGGTGTTCTGGTCCGCGCACCAGTCACGGAACTCAGCCTTGCTGTCGAACTGTGGGACGGCACAGCTTTTCGACTTTGTCTGGGGATCATCCAGCTTCTTTGCGTCGTCGCTTCTAAGGTTATCGATGTATCTCATTTTTCGTATTGCTTCAAAATCTTACCTTCGGCACTAAGAGGCAAGTCGATCCACTCTGGTGCGGTGGACATGATCTTTACGACCTCCTTCAAGGTTTCTTCAGCACCCTCAGAAGGGGACTCGATGACGACTTCGTCATGGACATGGAACAGGATCTTATACCCCGCCTCATGGAGCGAGACAATGTGGTGGCAGAAGATATCCCGCGCAAGGGCTTGTGATGCGTTTTCCGTGATGACCCCACCCCATACGCGGGTCTTGCGTTTATTCCCACCGATGATTTTGTCGATAACACACTGCCGTCCTCCGTTGTGGGACACGAAGGAGATACCGGAGTAGTTGAGGGATCGCCCGGATGGCAGGGTAAGATCCCACTTCCTGCCGGAACTGATCATCTGAAACGCAGAGTATAGGCAAGAATCATACTTCGCCCAGAGTTTGGGGACTTTTGGCAAGGCCCGTCGATACAGGTGGACTGCCTCAAAAGCCTCGACCATATCCATATCGGAGATCTCCGAGAACTTCTTCGCCCCCGCACCATACCCGCAGCCAAGGACGATGGTCTTGACCTTGTGGCGCAGCTTGGGATCTTCCGCCCGGAGAGAACCACGATCCTTCGACCACATCCCGAATCGGATCGCGAAGACCTCATAGATATCGTCAGACTGTGCGATCTCCTTCAACAGGTCTTCATCTCCTGCCAACCACGCCAAGGTGCGAACTTCGATCTGGGACAAGTCAACCACAACCAAGCTCTTCCCGGCTGGAGCAGTAATCAAGGAGCGGAGGTTCACTCCGAACATCTCAGCGCGGGGAAGGTTCTGGATGTTAAAGTTCCCACCACTTCCGGAGAAGCGTCCGGTGTGCGCTCCGAAGTAGGTCAGTCCGATGTAGCAGCGACCGGAGGCATTGGTGGAGTGGTCAATGGACTCCAGCTTCTTCTGGAGTGCATTGATACGTCTCCAGTTTCGGACAGCTTCGACCCACAGGAACTTTTTACCGTATCGGCGGATCCATTCCTCTGCGTCAGGGTCATCCATCGCAAGGCTTTTCGGAGGTTCGATACCCACTTCGCGACAGGCATTGTTGAATGCTTTCGGGCTAAGGATCGGGGATTCATCCGCCCACGGAACCTGCTGTTCGACTTTGAACAACTCAGCCTTCAAATAATCCTTCTGGGTCTTAAGTTCGTTAACGTCCATCGGGACACCGTTCCTGAGAACCATCCGGTTGATGCGACTGATCTTGCGCTCTACTTCCGGCCATTGTGCAGACACAGCATTCCACAGATCAAGACAGAGGACACTGTCCTTGATGGCGTAGTCGCTCACCTGCTTCTGGAACTCTGGGGTCATGCTGTCCCAGTTTTGCCCCTTCATGGTGTCCCGGACTTCCTTGGAAACCTCAACGCCAAGCACCTCTTTAGAAGCGTTCTTAAGTGCGCGGGGAAGTCCAAGGAACGAAGCCATATCAGCGGTGCAGTTCCATTCGACAGACTCCGGACCCTTCCACCACCCTTTCAACAGTCCTTCGTGGTAGAGCAACTCATCGAAGGCTGCGTTGTGGGAGATAGCCATGTTCCCGTCCAAGATGGACCAGTCCAGTTCTTTAGGAGATCCCACGTAGGAAAACTCTCCTTGATCATCATTCGCGTAGACCGTGACAAGGTAGGCATCGAAAGCGAAGTGGTTAAAGTATCCTTTCCACCCGAGTGTTTTAATACTGCACTCGTTGTCGTAGTAGGTTTCAAAATCGACTGCGTAAATTCTCATTTTTGTTTTTTAATTTGAGTTTAAAAAACCCCCCTCTGGTATTTCACAGAGGGGGGTTTCGGTGACTTCGTTAGTCTTCAATGCCTTTCGGCTACAGGATTAGTTGTCGCGGAAACTCAATTCCGGATTGGCTTCCAGAACAATCTCGATTGCTTTCTGGACCAATCTAATCCTGTCCAGTTCCCGGTCGATTTCATCTTGTTTTTCTTCCAGCTTCCGCCCGAGGTAATCCAGTTCCACAGTGTAGCTGCGGAGGGTGGTCAGTTCGTCACCGCTCATGCAGAAAACTTGTTGAGGAACTCAAGGATCTGCGGGTTGGTTTCTCTGGAGGTAACCTTCAGAGAAGGGACGAACCAACTGTGGGGTCCACGCTGGAGGAGGGAGGATTTAAACTCCCATTCAACCTCCGAGATACTGCGGGGGCTATTGGCAGCAGCCCACGTAGCGAGTGCCTTGTAGGTCATGCGGTAGGCATCCTTGTGGACATGGATCTTGCCGAGGGCGCAGAACTTACCACCCAACGGGAGCGGGTAAGTCGCGGGATCGGGATCTTCGTCAGGCGACTGGAACAGAAGCGTGATCTCTGCGAACTCGATGACCTTGTGGTCCGACTCTTCGCGGAGGACCGCTGCTTCAGCTTCGTTGTAAGCCATCCGGCACATGGCATCGGAGCCATACGGGATGTCTTCTTTCCAACCCTTGACAGGGTTGATCACCGTGACGGGGATCGCCGACTCTTTCTCAGCGAGAACGTGGATCTTGTCCAGAACGATGGACCCAACTGGAGCATCGATATTCGATGTCTTCTGGATCAGGTTGATGCGGGGGATATCAATGTCATCTGCGGAGATGAGAAATCCCTTGTTTGCTGGTTGCGTCTTTACGATTTCACTCATGTTGTTTTACTGCTTTTTGTTTTATTGGTTTGTTAGTTTAGCGTCTCAGGAGAGCGTGAACCGCTCCTCAGAGGTCTCAAGGATCCCATGTGAATCGAGATCGTCAAGAAATTCTTTTTGTTTCGCACTCTTTTCGCCCTTCGGAGCTTTATCAGAAATAGCCTTGGTAAGCTTACCCAACGGGAAGGTTGCTGCGGAAAGGACTTCAATGTCCGTAAGTCCATAACTCATAGCTACTTCTACAAGCTTCTCGTTGTCCTCGCAACGCTTCGTACACCCCATGGAACGCAGCCGCAAGGTAGGGAACTCAAGCCCGTCCTTCGCCATAGCCACCACCTTGGAGCGGAAGGTGTCTGCCCAATTGGACACAACCTTAGCGATTCCGTAGACGTTCTCAAGCGTCTCAGGGTCTGCTCCTTCTGGGTCGAGCGAATCAGGCAAGTTCACGCCCAACTTATCTGCGACCCCAAGGACGAGACTTCCCAACGCGGGGCAGTTCGACTCGTAAGCGCAGAAGCGGCAGTTCTGAGACGGATTCAATTCATCCAACGACGGTGTGCCGCAGGTCCACTTGGAGCGGACATAGGCAGCACGGGCGATTACCACGCTGACCTTTTCCCGCAGGGTCTCAAGTTCACTGCGGTGGAAGGTATGGTTGGGGGTGTCGTTGTAGAAGGGGATGTAGAAAACGAACGTGACGCTTTCAATGTCACTGAACTTATCAAATACCCCGATGGTGTAAGCCATCGCTTGCCAGTTCTCAGAGGGGTGATCAATCTGTGATACCCCCGTTTTATAATCAGCGAGGAGTGCCTTCTTATCTTTGATCGTAAGACGGTCGCAGGTTCCGTAGGTCTTAAGACCGTAGTTGAGGGGGATCTCCAATTGGATCTCGTTGTATTCTGTTATCATTGATTTTCTCGTTTAAGATGCTTCACAAATTCTCTGACATTCTTGGGGTTAGCGGTAGCCCAAAGGCATCCCCGCTCTTGGTGACACCAATCCTCATACAGCATGGTCAAGGTTTCGTCCGGGAACTTGGAAAGAAGCTCATGCTCCTTGAGGAGCCTCATATCTTTCATCTGCGACTTGTCGAGCCATTCTCCGACAGTGTGTGATTCAGTCATTGTCTTTTGTATTTAGTTGCCAAAGTGTTCCTTTACGGCAGTTGTTGGATGATTCCTTGAGGAGTCGCCGGGGATCCCGTGTGACTACCAAATGTTGTTTTATCTCGTTGAGAACTTTTGAGATGTTGGTTGCCTTCGGCCACGCGAGAGCTTCAGTCAAGTCCCGGATGTGCCATTGCTTCCCATCGCTTAACAACAGTAGGATTCGGTCACGTAAGTCTGCCCGTTGTCCGTATCGAAGGGATTTCATCCTGAGATAAAGGTCTCAAGGAATGCGGTTTCCATATCAACGATCTTGTCGTAGATCGAGACTTCTTCCTCATCGTGCAGCGCAGATGGGTCGCGGGTTTCGAGAGCTTCGTGGATGCGTGTTCCCTTTTCTGCGGCGGCACTGCTGCCACTCAGTCCTTTGTAGCCGGGGCATCCAGCGACATACTTCAGTGAGCTTGGGGAGAACTCAGCGTGTCCCCGGTTTGCGTGGTCTGGTTTCATTTTTCGTTTAGTAGTTTCATCACAAAAGCTTTCACATCTTCTTTACTCATGTCTCCGCTAAGGGACTTAATGAGTTCTTTGAGAAGGTGCTGGGTGAAGTTCATGTCCCCGATGGTGGAGTCAATGTCAACGATGAGGTTGACAATTTTCTTCTCGCTCATCGTAGCGAGGATCGCGTCAGCGTCAATTTCTGGGTCTCTTGTCATACTTTAAAATATGAGTTTCCTCTTAGAGAGGGTTTTCTTGTTTAGGAAAAAGCCTCTCTGAAGAAAGGGTCATTTTAAAGGCGATACTCGCGATCATTTTGCCGGGGGCAACGTCCATGAACGCAACAGGTTCGGTGTCACGTTGCGCGTTGTATCGCTCCCGCGCCTTGTCCATCGCGTCTTGTCTCTCCGCTTCTTGTTGATCGGACTGAGCGGCTACCCCTGCGTTGAAGGCGCGTGTGAAAAGCTCATGCATCGTCATGTAGGGTTTTCTTTCAAACTCAGCCATTCTCTCTGCGTTGCTATCTTCTCTTCGGTTATCGATGATGTTCATTTGTTATTTATACTTGTTTGGTTTGTTCTGTCATTTAGTCTTCTGGTTTGGAAAGAGGGCGCGGAGGAGTAGCGGTTCAAGGCGACTCGCGATCCTCTCGTCTTCGGTATCCGCTATGTGGTCGGGGGCGCACTGCTGCGCCCAACGTAGGTCTTGGACGAGGAGGTGTGCTGCCTCATGGACAGCCGTAGAGACCAAGACCTTATCGCGCTCCATCATCTGTGCGTTAAACTTAACGTGGGCAGTGCAGTCTACCGAGTTCCGGTGGATGCTTGCGTAAGCGACCATCGAATTATCCAACTCAAATGAGGTTCTGAAATGGATTAGCCCGAGAGCCTCTTGAGATTTTTTGAAAGCGTCGATAAATATCTGGTCAGCGGTTTTCATGATTAGTCGTTGGTGCGTTGTTCCACTTTTTCCTGCCACTCACGCAGGAACGATTCCTCGCCGTCGTCGCCGCTGAGTAGGTAGTCAATTCGCTTAACCATCTCCGCGACCTTCCGCAAGGTGTATACCGTTTCTTCAAACTTGTCGGTGATCTCCTGCGGGAATCCGTTCCCAATCCTCTCTCCGAATCGGTCTAGAGTCTTGTCGTCGTTCAACGCGATCAATTCCTCAATTTCAAATGCGATATCCGTTAAGCGGTGCTGATGATAGCCGATATATCCTCCACTCATAATTCGTCATGCTCTGCGAGTAATCTGAAATTACTCGTTTTATTCGCCGATTATGGCGATTACCCTTTCCATCTCTGCGTTGTGAGCATCAATGATGGCTTTTAAATGCGGAAAATCTAACAAGGTTTCGACGGTCCAAGGATCCCACTCGACCGGAAGGACTTCGCGGATGTGGACCTGCCTCAACGTGTAATCGCTGCAATGGGTCTTAGCGTCCTCCTCAGTAAGATAAATAAAACCCATGTATTCTTCATCAGGAGCATAAAGGTTGATCCAGCCCTCAATCCTCTTAGGCTTTGGGCGGTGTTTCTCAACGATTTGTCGAGCCTCCTCAATCACATTCCATTCAGAGATGGTGAGATCCCCGAAAGTGATAGCATCGATGGTGCTTAGGATTCCCAACAGTTTTTCTGCGGCTTCTAGTAGTTCGTTTTGTTCTTTCATGGTTTAAAAATAATGTTGATCATAGCGACTCCATTGAGGATCGCGAAGAGGACAAGGAGTGCCAAGTCGGTCATGGTTTCTCTTGTGCGTTTCGTTCGGTGGGGGTGGGTTTATCAAAGGGGATACCACGGGATGCTCTGTATCGGTTGCGGTTGTATTGACGAGATTTCTCAGCGCAGCTAGCACAACGGTTCTTGGTTCCGCCTTCGCCACCGAAAGGGTAGCGTCCGCACTGTAGGCACATGCCTTGGTCAATCTTTTGTTTCTGCCAGTTATTCATGGTTCTAGTATCTTTGTTATGCAACCCCGTGCAGGGTTGTTAAATTTTCGATCTTCCGCTGGAGTGCCTTGATGACCACCTCCTCGATGGAGTCTGAGGCGAACAAGACCTTCTGGATCGCATCGGACTTCGCGCCATTGCGGTGGATTCGCCCAAGGCACTGCACATGGTTTTTCGCGGAGTAGCTGGGCGAGATCAACGACACCCGTGGGTATTCACCCCGCAGATCGTGGAGCGAGATACCAGTTCCTCCTGCGGCGATATTGACCACTACGACTCTATCCTCGTCCCTCTGGAATCGGTCGATGATGTTCTGCCTGTCGTCGGCTGTCTGGTTGCCCACGATCTTCCCGCACCCCAAGAGTTGGGCAAGGGCATCTGCCGTGTCGGAGAAATTGACAAAGATCACCACGGACTTTCCTTCCAGCAAAAGATCCTCCGCCATCTCTGCGATGTCATGGACCTTGAGCGACTCCGCTAACTGCCGTGCGCGTAGGATGTTTACGAGCATGATGTTGTCCTTGTCCTCAACGGTCCCGTTCTCGATGTAGTCCTCCATGATTTGGGGCGTAAGCCCAAGGTCACTGAATGCCTTGCGGATCTTGGACAGGTTGGAGAACTGGATCGGCTCGTAGTGGACCATGTTTCCACGGAACGAATCGGGGAAGTCCGAAATGCTGAGTTTATGTGCGGAGTGTCCGTCTGCCTCGTAAAGCTCCGTGCGGATGTTGGAGAGGTATCTTTTGGCGACGAAGTCCCACTGACCCCATGCGTTCCTCACACAACCATTGCGTAACATCCATGAGAAAAAGTTAGGTAATCCGTTCTCCGATTTGTTGAGGTTGTGCAGTTGCATCGCGTAACCCAACCCACGCATCTCTGCTGGATTCTCCGCTGCCGTAGCAGACATGGAGTGGGTCACATACCCTTGCTGGAGCAGCGAGATAAACAACTGCGCGTTCTGCGTGTATGGACCCTTGCACTTATGGACTTCGTCAAGCAGGACAAGGGTGTTCTTGGGCAGCTTCCAAGTCATTAGCTTCGCCCCTTGCTTGGACATCCAAGGGGTTTTCCCACCCCGGATTTTCTCGTAGTTGGTCACGAAAAGCGGTGTCACGTTGCACTCAGCCAACTCACGCTCCCATGAAGGGATCACTGCCTTTGGGCAAAGGACGGCAACGTGGTTACCTTCCTGCACCCACTCCATGGCGAGTCTCGCGGCTACCACGGTCTTACCCGTTCCGGTCGAGGAGGTGTCGAGGGTCGATTTTCTGGACAGGTGTTTCGTCCGGAAGAAGTCTTTTGCCTCCACTTGTTTGTCGAATAATTGCTTCACAGGGGGACCGTAAAGCCGGAAACAAAACCATCAAGGGATTTTTGTTTACTTTTGTTTTCTCCAATAACACGCGATAAGATAAGCGTCGATCATCCCGTCATGGGGGATTGTCGCCTTGTCTGATTTTGTCCAATCCTCGCCGGGGGATAACTGTTCAGCCACGGTCAGCGCAGCAGCCTTCGTTCCCTTGCCCTTGGATCCTACCAGCATATTCTTCTGCCAGTGGTGGACTTCAACAGGAACCGTTTGCCACCCCTTCATCTCACACGCCCCTAGGATCTTGCCGAAGTTCATCGCCATCGACCGCATTGCCTGAGAGCTTTTGGCGTGGCGCAAGGGTTCCTCGACCACGATACAGGGTTCAGTGTGCAGGGCGAGGATCCAATCGCGGAGCATGGGGACATCCACTTCGGACTTACCATTCCGCTTGAGGATCGGCATGACACGCTTCGCGATAATTTTGCCGTGACTACGCGAGATTGCGCAGAGTCCTCCATCGATCCCGTTATCGATCCCGATGATCATCCTTCGTCCTCGACCTCGATCTCAACCTCACCGTCAACTTCGTCGTCCTCGACCTCAACGTCGATGACCTTACCCTTGTTCTGCCGCAGTGCCTTGACATCGATGGTGTGGGTGGGGACTCCCCCTACACCCACCGCACCTCCGTTGAGCGCAGCCTTGCTGTTGGTCAGGATCGATACGTCGATGCTGATCTTGCCGCGACCACCACCAGATCGTGCATCAAGGCCGAAGCTGCGCCGGATGATCTGGTCAAGTTGGTCAAGCTCGCGGATGTTCTTGGCGGGTTTAACCAACTTAAGGCTATCCCGCATTAGCTTGACCGCACCAGCGGCAATGTAGCTCTGATACTTCTCAGCGGGGGATGTCTGTGCAGCAGCGTGTTCCAAGATCGCCAGATCTTCTGCTTGCCGTTCATTGGTCTTCTCAAGCCGGATCGAGTCACTGAGAACCCCGGTCAGGTTCGTGGTAAGGACTTCCTCTACAGGGTCAACCTTCGGTTCTCCTAGCTTTGTGTTAGTGTGGTAGCGACTCTCCTTTGGGGGGATCCCCAACTCACGCAACCATCGACGGAGGGTTGATTTCGAGATCTGCAACTCCTGCATGATGCGGGGCTGCGGGATATCCTGATTGTGCAGATCAATAGCCCTCTGCCTTAACTGATCCTTTTGGAGTTGGTGTTTGGTCAATTTGGGCATACTTTGAATAACAGATCCCCATTATGGCAAACAAGTCAAGGCTGGAGCCGAAGGTTGATCCAAAAACCCAGTTGATGCAGGTTGGTGATTTTACGATCCCACCCACCACATTACTGACTGGGCTGCTCTTTGGATTCGCAAAACACAACGTCGTCAAGGAGAAGGAGTATTACTTCTGGCGGATCTGCGATGTCCTCTGGAATGACCCTGACAGGTGTCCGGAGCCGATGATGGTCAAGCACCCGTGGGCGGAGTTGATGATCCGGGAAGCTCTGGAACATAAGTATCTGTCCATCGGCGGGTCTGCCAGTTCCGGTAAGTCACATACCATGGCGGCGTTTGGGATTGTCAATTGGTTATCCCAGCCCAACGAGACCCTGATCCTGATGACCTCAACGACCCTGCAAGGTGCGCGGACACGTATCTGGGGGTCCGTGATCTCGTTGATGTCTGTCATTGAAGATTTCGCCCCCTGCAAGATTCGGGACTCCATCGGCAGTATCGCCTACACCAATGACAAGGGGACGCTGATCGAACGGGCGGGGCTGCGACTCATCGCGGCAGAGAAGTCCAAGACTCGCGAAGCAGTCGGGAAGTTCATCGGTATCAAACAGAAGAGAGTCTTCGTTATCGCGGATGAGTTGTCAGAACTCAGCGAGGCGATTCTCAATGCGGGTCTCTCCAACTTGTCGAAGAACGAAGAGCTACACATCATCGGCATGTCGAACCCCTCCTCCCGGTTCAACGCCTTTGGTATCTGGTCTGAGCCAAAGGACGGGTGGAACAGTGTTGATGTCCAGCTACACGATTCGTGGGGGACCAAGTGGGGTGGGCGCTATGTGAGGCTCGACGGTGAGCGCAGCCCGAACATCGTAGCGGGGGAGACCCTGTATCCTTGGCTACCTACCTTTGATAAGGTAGAGGAGGACAAGGCGATTCTGGGCGAAGACTCACGGGCCTACATGCGAATGGTCCGCGCCGTGTTCTTCGACGGGGATGAGAACGAGAGCATCTACAGTGAGACGGAACTGGTCAACACCGGAGCGGTGAGTCCTGCGGATTGGCAGTCCAAACCAGTCCTTGTCGCGGGGCTTGACCCAGCCTTCACCAACGGGGGTGACCGAACAGTTCTCTTTTTTGCCCAGATAGGCTACGAGAAGAGCGGGAGCTTCTCCATCGAGTTCCTTAACCATTACTTGCTGTCGGATGATGCCACCAACAAGGCAGTGCCGCGCACCTACCAGATCGTTAAGCAGGTTGTTGATCTCTGCAAGAAGCACAAGGTGTCGGCGGAAAACCTTGCGGTCGATGCCACGGGCGCGGGGTCGCCGTTCTGTGATGTCCTAGCGGGGGAGTGGAGCGGCGACTTCCTGCGCGTCAGCTTCGGGGGCAGGGCATCGGACAGGCGCGTCAGTGCAAACAGCAAGCTGGTTGGCGAAGAACTTTACGTTAACCGTGTATCCGAACTCTGGTTCGTGGGCAAGGAACTGATGCGAACTCGACAACTGCGGGGTGTATCTTCCGAATTGGCGCGAGAGATAACGAACCGGAACTATGATTTGGTCAAGTCTGGGACTCTTCGGGTCAAGGTCGAGACCAAACCGGAGTATAAGGCGCGGATGGGCAGAAGCCCGGATTTGGCTGATGCAGCCTTCCTTGCGCTCGACTGCGCCCGTCAGCGGATGGGGTTGGTGGCCGTGGAACCCCGAACCCAGAATCAGGAATCAGGGTTCAAGAGACATCAAACGAAGAACATTAAGTCACTGAGAATGAGTCTGTCATCGGAGGATTCCACACTCATGGATTAGCTTCCGGGTGCAGGATACAGGGATCAGGAGGGTGTTTTTGTTTTTTACCCCCCTACATAAAAAGTCTTTTCTAACTACTGGGTTACGCTTATACGTATAACTGTAACCCACCCCCTACGGGGACTTTTCAAATAGGGGGGTAGGATCGTGTGTAGTCGTTGTGGTAATTCAGATAGCTCATATTAAAGCCTACGTTGCATATGGGAGAGGGTGCATCCCATACACAAGGCAGGGTTGCATACAGTGTCCACATGGGGGATCACTTACGCACATAACACTTGAAGTCATGTGGTTTTTAAGGCATCCTTTGTGGTTATGTCTTGCTCCACTCAAACTCTCTGTCTAACGGCTGGACAGATCTGGGATATGCCCTTGACGTTTACGGATGATGCTGGATACCCCATCAACCTTACAGGGACCACTGTGCATTTTATGGCGAAGAGTAACCTCGCTGATTCTGACGGGAGTGCTTTGGTGAACATCTCACAGGCTACCCACGTAAACGCTATCCGTGGGGAGACAACGCTACGGGTAAATCTTTCCTCGCTTGCCTCAAGCTATTTTGTTTCTGGGGGAATCTTGAAAGCTTCCTTATGGCTTCAAGATGCCAATGGGGACCGTATCCCGTATGGGCTTCTGGATCTGGATATTCAACCATCTGCCAAATATAAACCGTAGTTCTGTATGAGTAATGGTATTATCCGCATTCAGTCCGGTAAAGGTGGTAAGGTAGTCCTACCCGCCAAAGGGGACATCGTAGCAGTATCCGGGAAGCAGGGTCCGAGTGGACCTACTGGCGCTGCTGGCGCAACCGGGGCTACCGGGGCTACCGGAGCAACCGGAGCAACCGGGGCTGCTGGTGCTACTGGTGCGCCCGGAGCAACCGGAGCAACCGGAGCAACCGGAGCAACCGGAGCTAAAGGAGACACTGGAGCAACCGGGGCTGCTGGACCCAATACGGTCACTACGTCCACGACCACTCCTATAAATGGTGTTCTTAAAGGTAATGGGTCTACTATTGCTCAAGCTACTGCTGGGACTGATTACATTGCCCCAAATACGGACGCGACCCTTACTAACCTAACGGTTACTTCGCTTCGGGGGGTGGCGGGTGCAAAGGCTCAACTTCAGTTTCCTGATTTTACCACATATGGGACAAATAGGTTTGTCGGGACAGGAACCGGAGCGACTGGTTTTAATTTGACCGAGCTTTACGACGGGGCAGGGAACCGAATTGGTTATGTCTACTGTGATGCTACGGGGGGTATGAGCTTTGCCAATGAGCGATCAGGAAGTCTCAAGTTCCTATCCAATGGTGTTGATCGACTCACTGTTTACTCAGGGGGTGGGGCATATCTTGGGAATGCACCCAGCGACCCCGGCGCATTCAACTTCAAGGTTCAAGGCACGGTAGAAGCTGGAGATGGGTTTATCTACACCCCCACAACCCTTGCAAACTGGACCAGCGGTGCTGACCCCGGAATGGTAAAGGATGCCCTCGACCAACTTGCCTCACGGACAAAGACGCTGGAGACCACTGGTGGTAGCGGCACTAACGGGTGGAGTCCTGTATTTGCTGTCGTATCTGATGGTGAGCGCAGGGTTCTTCAAGTCGCGGACTGGCAAGGAGGGACCGGGACCAAACCTACAACTGGGCTTTATGTTGGGACTACAGGGCTTGTAGCACTTATTGCAAATGGTGTTGATGTTCGTGGAGCAACCGGGGCGACAGGTGCAACCGGGGCTACGGGGGCTGCTGGCGCAACCGGGGCTGCGGGACCAAACACGGTCACTACGTCCACGACTACTAATATTACAGGTCTACTCAAAGGTAACGGAACAACCGTTGCTCAAGCTACTGCCGGAACCGACTTCGTTGCCACTAACGACTCGCGCCTAACCGATGCGAGGACACCGACAAGCCACGTTCATGGAGGCATCTCAAACGATGGTGCTATCGGAACGACTCCCGGTCTACCAATTAAAACAGGAACCAGCGGAGTCCTTGAGGTGGGAGCGTTTGGTAGTTCGGCTGGTCAATTCGCTCAAGGTAACGATTCGCGATTCCACGACCGTAGCCACGCGATCACTTCAACTTCAGACCACACTGCCGGAAACTGGAAAGTATTTCACTCCAACGACAGCGGACAACTTGTTGAGCTTGCCCTTGGCGCAAACGGGACTTTCTTAAAGAGTAACGGCACTGCTGCCGCACCCTCCTTCGCGACTCCTGCGGGAGGAGGCGGGGAATATGCGATCCTCGACGAAGATAATTTTGTAGATACAATTGGGACGCTAGCAGCGGTCCCCGGTATGTCTTTCTCGATTGCTGGAGGGGAGGCGGTAACCGCAATCTTCTCTGGATACTGGGCAACCGGAGGGTCAAACTACGGGTTTAAGTATGACTTTACTGGACCCTCTTCCCCAACTTTTGTGACTTATAGTGAATATGCGTTTACGGCACTCGCCGCAGCACGAACTATCGGCACATCCGTCTCCGCGTTTGAAACTCTAAAAGAGCAAGGTGCTGCGACCATTGGTTCGTATTTCCCGATCACTATTCAAATTACTGTTATTGCCTCTTCTGGTAACGGAGGAACGGTAGCGTTACGAATGGCAGGAGAGTCTTCTAATGCTTCTTTCAATCTTTTACGTGGATTTACAATGCATGTTATGCGTGCCTAATGATCTCAACACACGACATCCTTTCGATTGCTTGGCCCAACCGTGGAGGTTGGCGCGTCTACGGTGATGAAATCACCGCAGGAGACGGTGGTCCTATCCCTACGATGGAAGAGATCGAAGCGGCACGACCTGCGGCTGAGATCGCCCACGCCGCGCATCTAGCGGCAGCGACCCTCGCAAATACAAGGGCTAACCTGATCCTCACCCGCGCCCAGTTCGGCGAGATGCTGATCCGTAAAGGACTCAAGGCAACCGTTCTTGCAGCTATTGCAGCCATCCAGAACCAGACCGAACGGGACATTATGACTGAATGGTTTGAATATGCACCTACCGTGCGTCGAACCTCCCCGAAAGTCGAGGCGATCCGGCAGCAATTACTCATCGACGCAGACGACGTAGATGACTGGTTCACCGAAGCAATGACCTACGAGTGAGATCAGATTGGATGTTCACGCACCCGTGAACATCCTGTTTCCTGCATCATATAACACTTGCTGTCATTTGATTTTTAAGGCATCTTTTAGGGATGCCTAATCAACGCTTCAAGCGACTACCCGGAGGAGGAATACGCTACATGGGAGAAACCTATCCCGGTTTCAACAAGCCCAAGCAAGCCCCCGAAGGGTCGAAGAAGAAGTTCGTTGTGTTGGGTAAGGAAGGCGAGAAAGTCAAAAAGGTATCCTATGGACACCGGGACTACGAAGACTTCCGGCAGCACAAGGATCCGAAACGTCGAGCAAATTTCCGCGCCCGCCACAACTGTGAGTCGGCTACTGATAAAACCACTGCCCGACATTGGGCTTGCAAACACCTCTGGTAACCATGGCAACGACCGCATTTGGAACTTCTTTTAGTTCTGGTAGATCTTCCGGAGCCGGATACGGCACTTCGATTCAGAGGGACACTCTAGGCACTCCTACAAACACCGTAGCGGGTAACTGGAATGATTCTGTAGAAGCTAGACGAATGCGTCTTGAAGAGGAGCGTAACGCAAAAAAACTTGAGACGGAAGGATCTAGTTATCCGACTAACGCGGAAGAGCGTGAAGAGAAGGAGTTTGCAAAAGCTGTAGAAGACCGCATCAAAGCTGAAGAAAAAGCTGCCGCTGAGAAAGCTGCCGCTGAGAAAGCTGCGGCTGAGAAAGCTGCGGCTGAGAAAGCTGCGGCTGAGAAAGCTAAACGCGATAGGGATGCTGCCGCTAAGGGGGAAACCCAAACAGGTGTCCTTGAAGCACCGCCTTCCCCATCCCCGTCCGTCGAACCACAAACCCGATCAGTAAAGCCAGAAACACCCGCAGCTACCACTACTCCTGATCAAATCAGGGCGCGTCAAGATATTGCACGCAATCTTCGTTCAGCTTTAGGTGCAGAAGATGGGCGTGATAAAGATGAGATGATCGCAGGGCTTAAAGCCGAGGCTAAAAGTGCTGGGGTGTCTGATACAGCCTTTGATTCGTTCATGGATCGTGAGCTAGCAAGGCCCACCCAAGGTCAGTTAACTGCCCGACAAGAGGTTGCTAACCGTTTGAAGGCGGGTATCCGAAGTGGTGATTTTAATGTTATCAGTGCAGCCAAGGAAGACGCTATTAATGCTGGAGTTGGGTATGATCTTGATAGATTTATAGCTAGGCAAGAAGAAGAACTTGCCAGACGGGGTGAGATTACTAATAGAGTAGGTCTTGAAGGCAAGGGTAGTGGACTTGATGAATACTACCAGACGCAGACCGAAAAATCCCGTGGAGTCCCCCTTGGCTTTTCTTCTGGTAAGGGGCGACCCATTGCCCCTGCTCACCGGATCCACACTCGCCTAAATAGACTCGTTAACAGAAGAACCTACGAAGGCGAACGAGATAGGAGCATCTCACCCGAAGCTGCGGCTATGCGCTACGAGGAAGCTCTTGCACGACAACTTGGAGTCGATAGCCCACTTGATTACTTTAAAATGCAACGCGACCGTGCGGAAAAAAGACGCATTGCTCTTGAAGGAGGCGCACCAGAAGGCACAAACCTATATGGTTTTGGTGGACGACAATAAGGGTTTTAAACTTTAACACACTAAGATTATGGGTTATTCAGGACATAAAGGAGCTCCCGACGGTATGACTGGCACTCAACGTGCTCAGTATGAGGCGGATGTTAGTCATATTAAAAACTATTATACTCCAGAAGCCCTCAAAAGAACGGGTCGGCAAGAACTTGAAAAGGGCAGACTTATGGGGAATCTAAATGACCCATACTATAATACGTACAGAGAACTTGCGAAATCGGGGGATTACTCTAAAGCGGTGGGTATTTACCGAGGCTATCTGGCTGATAAAGAAGTCGCAGAAGGTATAAGACAACGCAACATAGCTTCTAGAATTGAAGGGGTAGCTAGTCCTGCTGGCGTCGGCGGCAGCGTCCGCAGCCGGGGCGGGGGCGGAGGCGGGGGCGGGGTCGGGGGTGGTATGTTTATTGGAGGGACTGCCGGAGTATACTCCGGTTCTTCTCAGTATCAAAATTATCTCAACAATCAAGGACAACCTACGGCAGGTACACCAGCAGCCAGTATAAATTTTAGCTCCCGCGGGGGTAGGGGCAGAAAAGGAGCTATTCAAAGTGCTTATAGAAAAATTCTTGCCGCGAATAGTGCTCCACCATCAGCAACACCAACAGCACCATCAGATGTGACAACTGCCGCTAGGGTTGATGATAACGGGTTGGTGTATGGTATGGGGGTTGTTCCGTCTTCTACGCCAACATTTAAGGCTCCCCAGCTATCGCGTTTCGAGAATAAAAAACTTAAACAGATGGGGCAAACCCCTGAGTCTTTGTATGCACGGGGTATACAACAGAACCCACTTAATAATCAATATTTCGGGCAACCCCCGATTATTAACTCACCATTTTTTGGGCAGTCACCCACGATGGGCGGAAGGTTTGGTGGGCAAGCCATGTCTCCGTCTTCTCGACAATTTAGTGGGGTGAATAACCCATATACTGGACGGTTGATTTAGAGAAATACATGCCACATAAAATAAGTTATTATGGCTGAGTCTATCTGGAGTTATGAAGGTGATGTAGCCCCTCAAAAAAACAGCTACTTTCCTGATGCAGCGCCATCCCGCGCAGGATCTCGATTCACGTATTCGACTCCTGATGCGCAACGCTATGCCGCAGGAGTCCTTGCCCCTGCACAGGCTGCTATTCGTCAGGCAGAGGAAGACGAGCGCAAGAGGCGCGACGACGAGTTGGTTTTCCAACGGAACAAAGCTCTTTTAGAAGAAGGAAAAGAGCAGTCGAGAATGCGCAGGGAAGCTCTGGAGTTTATTAACAACCCAGAGTTAGCAACTCAGCTATCCGCAATTGATCAAAAGATTCCCGTGGATCCAGTCCAAGCTCAGAAAGAACTGTCAGATTGGACGATGAAGAATATCTCTGGAATTGAATCCAGTTCCGTTCTCAAAGAGAACATCGCTCAGATTCGTGAACGAATAAACCAAGCTCAGTTGGACACTCGTCAAAAAGATGCTGATCAGCTTACCCGCGTTGAAATGTTGGTAAAGGCTAACAGCTTCGACAGAGCTAAAGAAGAAGCCGCAAAGATTAAGGATTCCGGCATTTTAGGAACCGCTAATGTTCTTTTGGAAGCTCAGGGGGCTGTTAATAAGTCCGCACAAGCCCAGTCAGATGCAACGGCAAAACAGCAGCAGGACAAAGATAGCCAAGCCACAGAGCAGAAAAGGTTTAGTGCAATGTTCTCTGATCTTAAAAGTATGGAGATGGTCATACCGACTCCGGCTTCAGGTGGTGGGCCAAACGCATCTATTAACAGGGAACCCGCTCTTAAACCAATTGAAAGAACTAGATTGAAAGGTTACGCAAAAATCTTTAAACTAGACCCGAACCTCCCAGATGAATCTTTATATCAGTCTGTGTGGGAACAAGTGCTACCCTATGGGGTTGACGGTTCCAGTAATGGAGGTAATGTTGGTGAAGTTACTGGGAGGATGACACCAACCCCGTAGCAAAACCAACAGCATCGTTTTAGGAATGGCTACTTTATCCGACCCAAATAAACCAACCTCCTCATTCCTAAAGTTCGATGAATGGCTCCAGAGACCGGAGACCTCGAATAAGTTTGACACCCTTCGTGTCGATAGTCTGTTAGGCAAATCTGCCCCCGCAGACGATTATCATAGACCCGTCAAGGAATACGGTAACTATGTTCGTCAGTCCTTGTTGAGTTCCAACAAGTATTCCGGAGCGGACTCTGAGAATGAGATCCGCCAAGGGATGGCAAACATCCTTGATTATTACGGAGCAGTCGAAAAAACCGAAGACGAAGAAGACGAAGAAGCCCGTAAAAAAGCCCGTCAAGAAGCCCTCGATAAGACAGGGATCTTCATGGAAGATGAGCTTGATACCGAAAAGCTCATAGGGCTTGCCCGTGATAGTGACAACCTGACCAAAGACGAACGGGACGTTCTTTCCGAGTATGTTGCCTTTAGGGATGTCCTCAACGAACGGGATGAAGCAGTCTCGTATGAGTATTCGGAACTTAAAAAAGAAGGTTTTGCGGACGGTGTAGAAGACAAATACAACATCCTCAAGGCCGAAGCTGATAAGATCGTATCCGATCCCTTGTTCCAGAACAAGATCAAGCGAGATCTGGTTTCCCAAGGGAGTTTCCGCATGGCGGAAATCTACCGAGAAAAGGGTGGTCAATTGGAACTGGATAAGGACGGGAAACCCATCAAGGATTTGTTCTTCCCCCGTGGTGTTCCGCAAGAACAAATTAACGCGGAGATCAACAAGGCATACTCTGCTGGGGTGTTGGGGGCAAGTAAAGCGGCAGACGCTTTCAGTGCTTTGTCCCCAGTGGAAGGACTCAAGGTTGATGGGTCTGATATCCGGTGGGTTGATTACGGACGGTCCAAAGAGCTAAGTGGGGTAGTCTTTCAATCTATTAAGGATGACCCCTACTTCTCAGAGAGGTTTGGCGAGATCAAAGAAAAAATTGCGGGGGATCAATATCTCAAAAATACCCCAGAAAAAACTCTCTTGGAGAATATCACTTCTCCTTTGGATGCTGTGTCTTCCCTTTACTATGGATCACAGGCAACTGAGAGATCCAAACAGGATCTGACCGGGGTTTATGAATCAATCGCGGGGGAACTCAACAGGTCTGGTCTTCTTGATAAAGGTGACTCTGTAACGGTTGAAGAAATCAAACCGATTATTGATACGCTTGCGATGCGCCAAGCCTACTCTGACGGCACAGTTCGCTTTTCAGAAATTGAGGGGGACGATCCGAAACAGGCAGCAGCCAATATTGCGGTAGCCCCGGACGGGAGTGTTGTGATGCACCCCGCTGCCATGATGAGAAAGACTTCTTTTGAAGCAACATTAGAGGCAAAGAAAGACGAACTGACCCCGCAGCAGATCGCCGCAGCTAGGCTGGATAGGGAAACAATGATGGTTGAACGTGCGCCCGAAACTGCTAAGCAACTCGCTAGCCAGATGGGGGAGAAGTGGATCACTTTCCAAGCAGAGGTAATTGGGTCTGGCAAGACCCAGAAGGATGCTGTTGAACTATTCCTTGAGGACCGGGATAACTTCAATGAATTCAAGACCCGTGCAGCAGGTGTCGGGGCATCGATCAAGGATTCTGTGTGGGGCACGCTTCTTGCCATTCCTGCTTTGGGAGGGAACGAACAATCCAGAGACTATTTCATCAACTACGCTAAGGAACAGCAAGAGCGTCGTAACGTAGCTAACCTCTTTGGAGTTCAGTTTGGCATCGAACAGGACATCGCAGAAGGTCTCACCCCGGTCATCGTTGACGGGCTTGTGACCCTTGGGGTGTCTACCGTAGCTACCCCCGTGGCGGGGGCAGGGTATCTGGCGGCACGGTCTGGCGCACGGATGACGATGAAGGGTCTTATGACCGCAGCCCTTGGCAAAGGGTTACGAGAGACCACAGAGATGTCCGCTGAAAAGCTTCTGATGAAGGAGTCCTTGGAAGGAGCCTTCAAAAAGTCCGTGTCGCCGGAAGAAGCCCTTGGTCTAATCAAACAATACAACACGGCGCTTAACTCTGATTGGGTGAAGGCTCCTGCATACTTCCTACCGACAGCAAACCGTGTCGCCGGGATGAGTTACAGCAGCACTTATGCGACCTTGTCCGAGATGAAGAAACCGGACGGGACTCCGATGTATACCCCGGAGGAAGTCCGAAAAGCATCACTATCTTCCGGCCTTATCCAAGGTGGGCTTAGTGCTATTCTTGCCACCACCTTTTCGGTGGTTGGTAAAGCAGGTGGGGTTGAGGAACTGTTCATGGCAGGAGCCAACAAGAAGCAGATGCTCAGTGCGATCAATCAGTTCGCTGATACATCTGGCATCACCACCAAGATCAACGGTCGCCTTACCGAAAAGACCTTTAAAGAAGTCACTGCTAAACGACTCAAGGAAACCATTAAAGAAAATGGTCTTAGTGGGATCGCTTCCCAATCGCGCCTGATGACTGGGGTGGCTGGTGGTGTGAAGATGGGTCTTGAAGAGTTTCCGGAAGAAGCTTTGGATCAGTTCGTCAATGGCATCGTGGAAACCAGTTTTACAGGGGAAGATAAACCCTTGTTTGATCGGATGAGCGAAGCACTGCACGCAGGTGTTGTTGGTCTTGCTATCGGTGGTGGTCTTGGGGCTGCGAAAGCAACGTCGAATCAATTTAGCAAGGGTAGCCAACGGGCAACCCAACTTGCCCAACGGCAGATGGAGAGTGACTTTGTAAGCAAGGTTACTGGTGACCTCCGCAAGTCTGGGTCTCCAATCACGGCAGATCTGGTTGAAGCTGTCCTACGTAAATCCTCTGGGCGAGCCGGGGTTCGCGTTGGAAATAAGACTGTTTCTGCTGGGGATCTCCTTGCAGCGACTTTGAACAAACCTGCTGCTCCTACGCCGACTCCTGCCGCTGCCGCACCTACCGCTGCACCCACACCGACCCCTGTTGCCGCTGCCGCACCTATCGCTGCACCCACACCGACCCCTGTTGCCGCAGCAACTACACTGACCCCTGTTGCCGCTGCATCTACGCCGATCCCTGTTGCCGCTGAACCTGCTTCCGTTGCACCTACGCTGACTCCTGTGGCTGCTTCCGCCACGACAACCCCAACCCGTCGAGCGAGACCAAGTGGACCTTTTGGGGCAGAGTCCGGGCGTATGCGATACACACCGTGGACCAGAGCTACAAGCCCTGAGGTTCCAGAAGCTACTGTAGAACAAGGTGAAGAGATCATCAAAGCCATTGAGGAAGACTCAAGGAACCTCATGGACACGACCCTAGAGCTTGGGACGGATGACATCCCAAAAACTCCAGTTCCTAATAACCCTAAGCTTAAACAACAGGCTGCTGCGGCTGCTGTTCAAGCTGGTCAGCAGACCAGATCCAAGTCAGCGAAGAATAAAAAAACAGCGCAGACGGGGGTTGTCAAAAGAGTTTCCGAAAAAGCTGGGGTTGATGCACAACAAGTCAGTCAACAGATTTCTGCGACACCCAATCGGACCCCACAACTAGTTACCAAGCAAGCTATCAAAAGCGAAACTGGTGACCCAAGAGACAACATCAACAGCAACTATGCTGTTGATGAAGATGAGGTTGTAGGGGTAATAGAAATCACCCCAAGCAGTTTGGGTAACCTACGAACACTGTGGAGTGAAGTGAGCGACATTTTTGATGTAATCAGTGACCCATCAACACGAAGCACGGATATTGTGGAAGGCACTGATCTGGACCCTGATCAAACGATTGAGCTTTTGCTTGTATCCGAGGATATCTACAAAATCTTTCCGGGTATACCAGAAAACCTTGCTACAGTTCCTACGACTTCAAAGGATATATTTAACTGGCTTCAAGATTTTGAAGGTTGGCTAGACCAACAACAGTCTCAGCTTGAGACTACGCCGACGAAAGTTGCACCGACGAAAGTTGCACCGCCGAAAGTTGCACCGCCGAAAGTTGCACCGCCGAAAGTTGCACCGCCGAAAGTTGCACCGCCGAAAGTTGCACCGCCGAAAGTTGCACC